CTCTAGCGTCCCTGGAGACAGAGACGTGAGTCCGCAGCCTGTCGCGAATCCTTCCGAGTATCTCGACCCCTGCTACCTGTGCGGGACCAAGTCGATGAGCCGGTACCACACGAAGGCGGGTGAGCAGCTCTGCGCGGAGTGCGGAGAGCGCATCGAGAAGGACCCGACAGTCGCAGCGTGGCTGGAGAGAGCCCTCGACGCCCAGATGCAGCGAGACCTCGGTGACGGCCACGTTGGCTGTCTCAACGTGACCGCTGATAACCCCCCGGCCAACACCGACTATCGGGAGCAACCATGAGCACTGAAGCGCGCCGGAAGGCGGCGATTCGTCTGTTAGAGAAGGCAGCCGCTATCTGGCCGCGTGACGACCTGTGGGTCTTCGCAGCGGACAGCCGACTCTGCGTCATGCGGTATGGCCCCGACGGGAGGCGCCTGATCGGACTCGACAGGGGGATGGATCAGGACGCCATCGTCGCCCGCATCGACATCCCAGCGGACGGCGGAGACTGGTGAGCACCGACTATCAGACCCAAGCATGATCTGCCCGACCTGCGGCGGAGTGCAACTCACCGAACGCCCACACGCCCACACCCGTGAGGAGATCGCGGAGGAACAGCGCAAGGAGTTTCGGGACGCGCTCAGGATCATCGAGGCGATACACTCGGCAGAAACAGGAAACGGCCCCCCCACTCGCATTGAGCAGGAGGGCCGCGGGAAGGGAGGGCATGTTCACTGGAACGCCATGATTCACTGTCGCCGTGAATATGACGATTGCTCGCTAACGGGGGCATAAGTGCTAGGATTGTGCGTGTTGTGTACTAATGCCCACGGTCGTGGGCAAGGCTAGAGGCTAGAACTCGGGTGAATCAAGCCTCGGGGCTTGCCGCGACGGCGGACTACAGGATGTGGGAGAACAGAACGAACAGGCCAGCACCGAGAGCGGCGGGAACCAACACTCTGCCCGTCCACTTAGCCGCCCACCAGTACCAGCTAGCCTCGCGAACGCGCTTGGCGGCAGCCTGATCCTTCGCCTGCTGGACGAGTTCGCGGACGACCGGGAGGTCATCAGTGACGAACGCCTTGAGATCGGGGCCGTGGCCGTTCAGCGAGAGGTCGTCCATCCTCGCCTTGACGTTGGCCGTGACCACCTTGAGTTCGCGGACTTGCTGATGGACCAAGAGGTCAACGTCGTGCGCCTTGGCCGCCGAATCGGCCGCCTTCTCCGCAGCGGTCACGGCCAGGCGGGCGTCCTTGCTCGCCGCCCGCGCCTCGCTGGCGATGCCCTCCTGCCCCTCAGCGAGCTTCTGGAGGGCGGACCCCGTGACCGTGTGGAAAGCGTTGACGCTCGCTTCTAGGGATGCGACACGCTCTCCGATGGGCTGCGTCATGGCTTACTCGGCGTGTGCCAGCCGAGAACGCCGACGTAGCTGTGCGTCTCCAGCTCCACGTCGCGGTTCGCGCCCCAGTTCTGGTCGGCCGTCTCAAGGCTCATCACCGTGACGTTGTCGTACACGATGCCGGTGTGGCCGGCGGCGCCGATCCCCAGGCTCGGGGTCGGGCCCCAGGTGACGATGTCGCCGATGCTCGGCATGTTGGTCGGGGTGTTGGCCACCCATACCCAACCGGAGGCGGTCCAGTCCTGGCCGGCCCACGCGACGGCGTTACCGTGAACCAGTCCACCATTGCCACCTCGGTGCAGGAACCACGAGAGCGCCCAGTCGGTGCACTCGGGGTCATTCGGGCCGGGCCACCCTGGAACGTCGACCTCGGTCCCGAGGTGCGTCGAGACGTAGGCGACGAGGTCCTGCTGGATCGTCGCGACCGGGGCTGGGGGATCGAGGAAGTAGGCGTCGCAGGCGTCGCGGTCGAAGGGCACCCCGTTGCTCGCGGTCTGTTGACCGTACTGGATCGCGGTCGCCGAGGGAAGGCTGGTCGGCTGAGGCTGGCCGTCCCACCACTGGGCGCTAAAGTGGCCAGCGAGGTCGGCGCAGGTGCCCTCGTGCGAGTAGATCCCACAGGGCATCCCGTTGGCGAGCATGAAGTCACCGAAGGCGGCGCACCACGCGAGGCTCTGCTCGTCGGCCTCGACCTCCGGCTCTAGGTCCACCCACACGCCGGTGTCCCGCGGCGCTGCTTCCGCCTCGGCCAGAGCAGATGCCGGGTCAGATCCGGGAAAATACCCGCCCCAGATGGCCTTCCCAGCAGCGGCCTGCTGGGCCACGAAGGCGGCAGGGGTGACCCGGGCCGGTCCCTGCGTGGAACCGAACGGGGAGCCGTAGAAGAAGATCACCTGCGCCTCAGCGAGAACGTCCGCCGGGAGGGTGTCGATCATCTCGGCGTCGATGCCGGGAACGCCGGGGACCGGCGTTGGCACCGGGGTCGGCGTGGGGGTCGGCGTTGGCGCAGGGACGGGCACGGGCGTTGGCACCGGAGTGGGGGTTGGGACCGGCACGGGTGTCGGCACTGGGGTGGGGGTCGGCACAGGCGTCGGCACCGGCGTGGGGACCGGCACCGGCACAGGTGTGGGCGTCGGCGTGGGGGTTGGCGTCGGAACGGGCGTTGGCGCAGGCTTCGGCGTCGGCCTGGTGAACCAGGACGCGATCAGTCGGAGGAGTTGAGCGATCCAGTTCACGTTAGCGGTCTCCTTGGAAGTGGTGAATGTGCATCTCGTTGCACTTGGCGATCGCGCCGTCTACGCCGTCAGCCTTGACCTGTGCCCAGTTGGTGCTGGGCTGGTAACCCGAAGCGTCTACCCAGAGTTCGAGCATGACGGTGGTGGTCATGAGGAGACGAATTCCACTTCCATACTCGTGTACGCGGCGCCGCCGCCGGCCGTTCCGGGGGCGTAACCCATCCAACCCTGTAGCGTATCTGTTGCGGCACACGTGAGGGTCGCTACCGCGACAGTGCTCCCGGTACTACTACTGTTGCCGCCGCCGATCTGAGCCAGAGCCCCATTGTGGAAGATCGCGCCGCCGAAGTTCCCGGCGGTGGTTGTGACGAGGTTGACCGTCACACGATACTGTCCTGCAATCGGGCAGGTGAACTTGGCGGCAACTCCCGTCGTGCAGAGGGTCAACGGATCATACGCGCCGCCCAACGTGCTCTGGTCAAACGGAATCGTCTGGTAGTTCAGGGCCGTGTTGGTGGAGAGGTACATCCTCGCCGTGATGAGCCCTGGCCCGTTGGCGTGCCATGCGCTCCCGTCGTACCACCACGTCACGCCGTACTTGGTGTCGAAGATGCGGGCGCCTGCATACGGTGTGCTAGTGGGTGGGCCGCCGTGGATCGTTCCACCGGGGGCCAGAGGACCGAGCACAAACCGGGCCGACTGTGACGAGCCCTGCATACGCCCAATCATCACAGGGTCGTTCACTTGGGGGCCGTAGTCGGCGCTGTAGTGTAGCCCCGTGGTTAGTGACGTCGAGCCGTCCAAGTAGACGTCCACGGTGTTGGCACCGTGTGCCCCCACGGCCCCAATCTCACCGAACTGGTACGGGCCGTCGATGTTCCAATCGGGGCGAAGTTGCGTCAGTCCACGGGCGATGTCAATGGCGCTCATGATCCTGCCACGATGACGCGCCCAGAGAGCGTGGTGGTGTCGGCGTGGTGCAACCCCACGCTGAGGGTGTCCACGATGAACGGCTGCGCGTTGAGGGCAAGCCGTGGGTCGGTGACGGCCACCACGTCGTCAATGTCGAACTGCGGTACGGGGGGTAGGATCACTGTCAGCGTCCGCGAAGACGCCAACGACACCGCGAGGTCGTACTGCGCCTCGACGCCCGCCTGCGCCGAACTGGTGATGAGGCTGTCCGATATGAAGCTGGGCACGTCCCCCATCCCGCCGAGAACATACGTCGGGCTCAGTGGGTTGTTGTCGAACGCCTCAGCCTGTACCGGGGTGGTGGTGGTCGCATTGTTCGGCCCCGTCGCGGAGACGAACACGTCGTTGGTGATACCGTTTCGGGTCATCGAGAGCGTCACGGCAGAGGGCGTGCTGTAGGGCGAGCCGGAGACGGGGTGAAGTTCCCCCGTGCTGGCGGAGACTTCGGCCGGGTTGAGGTTCCAGTTGACCGACAGGTTGCTCAGTAGTCCGCCTGCGGGGCTACCCGGGGTCGGCTTTAGGGTGAGCAGACCGTTCACGTCGAAGAACAGCTCGTAGCCCGCGCTGGCGGCCATGTCGAGACACGCCTTCCATGGGTCCTGCCCCTGCTGGTACACCCCCGCCGGACACGCCCACGCGCTAGTGCCCGAGAAGGACGGGGCGCTGATCCATGTCGGGACGCTTGCGCCACCCGCGCCGGGGCCGTTCGTGTTCCAGATGGAGGATAGGAGCGCGATCACCTCGCCGCGTAGCGAGCCGTCAGCGTTGGGCACTGTGTAGTTGCTCTTGAGCGCCCACTGCGAGAACGGCCACGAGCGATCGTAGAGTTCCAACGTCACCGCGAAGTCCGCGCCGATGTCTCCCGCTGTCGTGGTGGCGATGGGGAACGTCCCGATGGGCACCCAACCATTCTGGCCCTGCACCGTCTGTCCGATGTCGGGGCAGATGCAAGTGAGGGATACCTGCACCTCGTTGCCGAACGGGGCCAGAGGGTCCGAGGGGATAAGGGGCATCTGGTTCCCCGCCGTCCCGTTGAGCGTCACCTGTTGCGGCGGTACGCTGGGGACGAACTCGACCGTCAGCGAGCCGGTACGCCGCTGTTCGGAGTTGCGATCAGCGGTGAACGATCCCGCGCTCACGGGCAGCGTGATGGTCGTCAGCGCGTTGTTGCTCCACAGCGTCAACTGTGCGGCCCGGAGGTTGGACCCCCAACGGAGGGCGTCGATGAAGCCGTTGCTCAACGGGAACGTGGTGCTTCCTCCTAGACCGCTGGTCTCGGCGCGCCGATGGCAGTCACGGCCACGGAACGCATCGGAGCACCCGGAGCCGATGGGTACAGGTTCGTGCTGTGCGCGGTGTTGCCGCTGCCGCCTCCGCCTCCGCCAGGCTGGGGCGCGAGGTTGAAGTAGTACGGTCCTTCCCCGTAGGGCTGCGAGACGAACACGGTACGCTGCGAAAGCGTCAGCGCCTTGAACGCGTTGTACGTGGCGTTGCTGAACGTCTCGAACGTGGCCGAGAAGTCCGGCTGCTGCACCGCGTATTGCACGAGGTTCATGGTCGTCTGCCCGAGCACAGGGTGGGCCGTGGACTGGATGATCTGCGAGGGGTTCCACCCCGTAGGTTGCGCGGGGGTGGCAGACGCGGCAGGGTTGAGCGGGTCGAACTCCCAGAATCCTAGGCCCGTCGAGATGGCGGCGCCCACGGGAGCACAGTACGTAGACTGGACGGTGCTGCTGCCCTCGGTGGCCTGAACCAGCGCCTGGTAGGTGTACGCGACCCCGGGGATAACCTCATAGTCGTTGACGGCCACGCTCTGCGTCGTGGATGGGATGATCGCTGGATTGGCGACGGAGGCGTTGCGGACGTACACACCGTCAGAGCGCAGGATAACGATGCCGGCCGATCCCAACAGACCGCCGACGGTCCACGTCGAGACGGTGCCAGGGAACACCCCGACCTCATCGACGTAGTGAACCTCGGCATTGGCCACGGAGGTAACCGAGACGACCACTTGGAAATAGGCAGCGTTTGCCGGAGATGCAGCAGTGACACTCGCCTGTGTCCAGACGGCAGACGTTGCCTCCGTCACGGGCGATCCCGTCGAGGTGGAGATGGACACGTCGCCCGAGGTGAACCAGTGCAACCCGAGCGTAACGCCGCGGGAGGTCGTACCGGGCAGGAAACTGCCCAGCGCCGTGTACGACGTGTTGGGCTGGCAAGCGTAGTACGTCGAGGCCGCAGACATTGAGCCCGTGGTGCTGTTGGCCACCATCTTCAGCGAGTAGGCGCCGTCCAGGTACTTCGTGGCCGATTGCGTTAGGGTGCAGAGCGTCCCGGTGAACGAACCGACCCCACTCTCAAAGGACGAATCCACCGCCGACAGCATGTTGAGCGAAGCCTGCGCCACGAGTTGGATCATGGGGAGGTAGAAGCTCGACATCGCCCCGTCCCCGGGAAGGGAGGTGGTGTCCTGCGTAGCCGTCGCCGTCAGCGTCGGGGTAGGCGGCAGGTCCAGAGCGACCGTGTACCCACCGTAAGCGTTGAAGTTGTTGCTCTCGCCCCCCGTCTCGGTGCTGTTGACGTAGCTGCGGTAGGTGGTTGCTGGGGGAAGCGCCGCAGCGATCTGGTAGCTCGTGTTCGCGTTAGATACGACCCCAGAATCATCCACCGCTGCGGATGTTGCGGGGTTGAACCCACCCGCACCGTACTGCGCGGCGGTGAATGTCCTGACTTGCCACGCCGTCTGGGCAGCCCCCGTGGCGGGCGTGACGGCCCATATGGCGATGGGCGACTGTGTGGTTTGCGTTCCTGTTGGCTCAGAGACGGAGACGGTGGGCGGGGCCATGGCCACCACGGAGAAGTCGGCCGCAAACGCAGGAGACACGCCCCCGCCGCCTGCGTCCTCGTTGGCGACGGACCATGAGTAGGTCGAGCCGTCCGTCCAAGACGCGGCGGGGAAGGTATATGACTGACCCGCGCCCGAGTTCCAGACGATGGTGGACTGCCACGCCAGCGACCCGGCGTTCCAGTAGACATAGGCGCCACCGCCAACACGCCGGCGCATCGCCCAAGCAAGCTGCCCGCCCGTCGCGTTGCTCGGGCTGTACGTCCACGAGAATGTCGGCGTGCCCGAGAGATCCAGGTAGGTGCCAGATGCGGGTACACCCAGTGTTGGGGCGTTCGGGGGGCCTTCGGAGATCAGCGTGAATGGCGAGGCATACGGCCCTTCCCCTCCTGCGTCCTGGTTGGCCACCGTCCAGGCGAACGTCCCCACCACGATCGGCAGCGTGTTCCACTGGGCGGCCGTGATCGTCACTGAACCAGCCGAGGACGAAACCCACGTCTGCGTCGTGGTCCATGCGGAGCCCGTCCAGTAGTAGGCGGCGTAACCGGGTGGCGTAACTTGGAGCGAGTAGTCGAGCTGCGCTCCGGACGCTCCGCCGTTGTGATACGTCCACGAGAAAGTGGCGCCCCCAGTGACGCAGTTCTGCGCATTGCCGTTTGTCGGCGCTGTCAGCGTGGGCGCATTCGGCAGGCCGTTCGTGGTGAAATTAACCCAGTTTCCGTATGTGGTGCCAACCCCGTTCCAGGCTGCGACGTTGAAGTAGTAGGTGGTGTTCGGCGTAAGACCAGTGACCGAACCAGTCGGATTAGCAGAACCGCTAAAACTACTAGGCGAAGCTCCGACTGGAGTTCCCCCCGATGGTGATGTATTGATGTTGAAGTCGCAGGTTGTACTTCCGCCGCCCGCCGCCCCAAGGCCACCGTCTCCTACGGAGCCGTTGAGCGTAGCCGTCGTGGACGTGACGCCAGTGGCTGCGTTGGTCGTAGCGGTCGGGTTGGCTATGGGGGTGTAGACGATATAGGCCCCGATGGCGCCCCTGCTCACCCAAGAACCCGTAGATCCCGGGTCGCCACCCGACATCACGTATCCAGTTCCACCCGAGTTGAACGAGAACAGCATCGAGGCCCCGGAGGGTCGTGTCCATCCTATCTGTATCTGCGTCCCGCCAGCGATGTATGGGGCACCACTGACGTTATCGGTCAGCCAGCTCTGGCCACCGACAGACTGCGAGCCAGCGCCAGAGCCAACACCATTGCCATTGCAGATGAGCGCGCCGCCGGAGTTCCACACGCAGCCATAGAAGGTTGTGCTGCCAGAGTAGGTGTTGACATAGATGACGACGGTCGTGATGATGCCATCCTGGGGCATGGTGAGGATTCCGGTGGAGGCCTGGTTGGCAACACCGGAGCCATAGTAGGCCCAGTTCGACCAGGAGGGCGTCGATCCATACGTGGCCAAAGAGCAATCCTCCCTTGGGTTGGGCACAGAAAAGCCCCGACCCCTTGCGGGGGACCGGGGCCTTTTACGGAGGGCCGAAAGGGTTAGGTGCTACGACGCCGCAGGTAGGCACCGCCGAAGGCAGCCGCCCCGCAGACCACGAAGAACGCCGCTACCAACAGGATGAGCAGCAGCCCATCGCCGCCCGAGGTAGGAGTGTGAGCGGAGGCCGGGGCCAGCCCGGCGTCAGGCGTGGGGCTGGGGGTGTCCGTGGGGGAAGCCGTAGCCGATGGCGTATCGGTTGGTGCTGCCCCTGGTGTGGCCGTAGAGGACGCCGAACCCGTAGGGGGCAGAGTTGCCCGTCCCTGCCCCTGAGAGCCCCCTGAGCCGCTAGAGCCGCCCTGTGAGCCCGTCCCAACGGGGATAGCCGTGGGGTGCGCAGTGGCGTCACCTGACGGGGCTGTGGGAACCGCAGTCGCCGTGGGCGTATCTGTTGGCCCCGCTGTGGGAACGGGGGTGGCCGTAGGCGGTGCGGTCGCCGCTGGGGTTGGCGTGGCCACCACGCACTGATAGCCCGAGAGCCACAAGGAAACGGTGGATCCGGGGATCGCCACTGGACCTGGCCATTCGTACAACGTGACCCGGAACCAATCCGACGAGGTCGCCGTGGTGGTGCTCCAGATGTCGCTCGGGTCGAGTTGGCTCAGGGGGACGGGGCCACCGTAGTCGGCGTTAGGATCGGTGTCCGAGAGGACCACGGAACCGTCCTCGCCGACCATCGCCCCGAACTCTGTGGAATCCGAGGAGGACCACCCGGCCACCGACGCCGTGACGGTGTAGGTGCAGTCAGCATTGGCGACCTCCGAAATCTGGGCGACGGGCTGGGCGTCCGCAAACGCGACACCCGCCGCACCCAGCGCGAGGGCGGCCGAGATTCCGACTGCCGCTGCGATCTTCCGAATCATGATCCTGGCCTCCGTGTCTTTGCCCTACCCGTAGAGAGTACATTAACCGGGAGGCGCTCGACCATGGTTGGCGGTAACGGTTGGGTAACAGTCCCTTTGCGGATAGCCTCGCGGATCACCTGGGCGTGGAACTCGGGGTCTAGCACCGACTGAGCGGCCTGTAGCCAGTCCAGTTGGGTGGACAGGAGCGAGAGTTGGTCGGGACGGCAGGAGGACCCCCGAGCGTGGGCCTCTTGGCGCTCCGTCTCCACGGCACGGTCGATCGCCCATTGCCCCTCGCCGAAGCCGAAGTCGTCACGCATCGGCTGGTAGGCTGCGTGCTCCCGAAGCTCCGCCACCCACCAGGACCGACGGCACCGGGCGCAGAACCACGGGGCGCTGTCGGGGTCGAGGACGATCGGGTACAGGGCCATGTGGCAGCTCGGGCACTCCGGAGCGTAGTCTACTGGTTGGGTGGGGATCATGGGTGGTACACCCCCGCTGAGAGTTGCCGCACAACCTGCGCCATGGCGGTCTGGACCGCGTTCTGGACGGCCGCGCCGACGCTCTGGGCCATCTGAGGGGTCGTCCCTGGCGGGACGGTCACAGGGATGCTTAGTTGACCGATGGTGACGCCACCGCCCCCGCCAGAGCCCCCTGTGGTCGCAAGGGAGCGAACGGGCGCTTGCCCAGATAGGGCGGCGAGGGATTGGACGCTCGCCCGGCCAGACTTCAACTGGCTCTCGGGGAGCACGTACTCCGTCTCGGTCTCGCCTAGGAGGGCAAGGGTAGGCTTGGTCACGATGCCGCCCGTCGCCAACCCGATGGCCGACAGAGCCCCGCCGATGACGGGGATGCTGTTGGCAGCCGACTTGACCTTGGCGAGCACCGCGGACACCATCGAACCCATAGCGCTCGCGATCTTGCCGGGGAGGTCGATGAAGAAGTTGACGATCCCGCCGATGAATTTGGACACGTCGGAGGTGATCGTATTCCACACGCCCGACAGGAACCCGCCAACCGTTTTGTAGATCCCTGAGATCGCCCCCATGATCTTGCCGGGCAACCCGGTAAAGAAGGCCACCGCGCCGCTGATGAAGTTGCTGATCCCGGTGGTCACGTTCTGCCACACCCCGATCAGGGTGGAGATCACTGCCGAGACACCCGACACCATAGCCTGAACCACGCCGACGATGGTCTCGATGATGGCGACCAGCACCTTGATCACGGCGATAATCACGGTGATGGCCGTCCCGATGACGGTCGAGACGATGTCCCACGCAATCTTGATCGCGGCGATCATAACCGTGAGTTCCACACCGATGTAGGTGGAGATCACGTCCCACGCCACTTTGATGATGTCGGAGATCACGTCCCAAACGTCAGTCGTGACCGTCTTGATGGTGTTCCAGTTGTCACTGATCCATCCAGCGATATCACCGACGATCTGCTTGACGAAGTTGATGGCGTCGGCAAACGCTCCCTTGACCATTCCCACAAAGGTGTTGACGGCATCCCGGAACCCAGTGACGTGGTTGTAGAGCAGAACGAAAGCGCCCACCACGAGGGCGATGGCGGCAATGATCGCGAGGATCGGCCACGTCGCGGCGATCCACCCGAGGGCCACCCCGCCGAGGGCCAGAACTAGCGCCCCCAACACGGTCAGCACGATACCACCGATCACCCCTGCTAGGATGAGCATGACGGTCTTGTGCTGTTCCAACCAGTCGATGACACCGCTGATGGCACCCATCACGTCGGTCAGAATGGGGATAAGGGACTGGCCGAGTTTGGTCAGCAAGTCCTGAGCGCCGCTGGTAACCTTGTCGAACGACCCCTTCAGCGTGTTGGCGTTATCGGACGCGGCCTGGTGCGCCGATCCAACCTTATTGACCAACCCCTCGTCGGTGCTCAACACGCCGGCACCAGACTGGATGACGCCGTACAGCTTAGACGCAGAGCTACCGAAGCCCTCTGCCTTGAGTTGTGCAATCGCCTGCATTTGGCCCATCCCAGCGATGGACTGCCCGGCGATGGCCACGATCTGATTGAGAGGCAACAGTTGACCCTGAGCGTTCTGGAATGAGATACCGAGGGCCTGCTGGGTTGCTGACACCGCCGCGCTGGGGGTCATCAGCCCATTGAGGGCGCCCGTGAGGGCAGAGACCGCACCGCGCCCAGTCTCACCGTGATTCGCCATGTCGAGCAACAGGCCGCTGGTGTCCTGTATGGACGGGGCGGACGCGCCCAGTTGCGTATGCAATCTCTGCATGGTGGTGGTCAGAGAATCGAGTGGAACCCCGGTGGTTCGGCTGGCGTTGAAGAGATCGTTGGTTACGCTGGCCGCGTCACTGAGCGGCTCCTTGTACGCCTGCATAATCGTGGACAGGTCAGACGTGGCCGACGATAGTGACGTCCCGGAGGCTTCCGCCAAGTCCTGGGCCTGTGTCATGAACGCAAGCGACTGGGAGGCGGTGAGCGCCTGACCGTTGAGGGTACCCATTTGTCCCGCTACGGCGGCGTAGGCAGCGGCCGTAGCCTGGGCAGAGAACGTCGTCTGGAACGCCTGCCCCAAGAATGCATTGGTGATCTTGGTGGCGGCGCCGACTGAGATGTCAGCGTTGGCCGCAATGTTGGCCGTTGCCGACTGGTACTTCATGGCGAGGTCCACCGCGACCGCACCGATGGCAACCACCGCAGCGCCGACAACTAGCCCCGCCTTCGCCCATGCGTTGCCCGTCTCTTCGGCAGACGCCTCGGAGGATTCGGCGGTCTCTTCGCCCTTCGCCTGTACCTCAGTGAGCTTGGCGTTGTACTCGGTGGTGTCGGCCAGGATTTGCTGGATCAGTGGGGGAAGCATGCCCATCTATCAACCCCCCAATGCAGCGCCAAACATGGCTTCGGCTAGGTTAGAGATGGGAACGGTCGCATCCTTGACGCCAGGAGCCAGCGCGGGGTATGGAACCTGGTGGTACAACCTGCCGAGGCTGTCCGTCATGTTCATGTACCCGAGGTCCAGCCGGCGGGAGTAGATCATCGACGGGCCAGATTCGGAGTAGACCACGCCGGCGCTCGCGTCCTTCGGGCCTTCGGTGTGGAAGGACCTACGATGCGAACCGCTCTTTACGTTCGGACCCGGACGGCCCGATGCGTGACGTTGCGAGGCTGCCACCACGAGCAGCCCCGCCTTCATCACGAACTGCTCTGCCGCAGCCCTCGATGCCTCGATCTGCACCTGAATAGCCGCGTCGAACTCGCTCACACCTTCGATGGGATCACCCCCGCTTGTTCTTCTCGGCCTCCGCTTCTGCCTCGACCTGGGCGAACTTCAGCGTCCAGTCCACGGTGTCCAACGGCTCCTCTAGGTATTCCTCGTGCGTCAGGTGGAGGAGCTTGCGGACGCGGAACTCGTCGTACCGAACCGACACCTCGGGGTCGATGTCCCCGCCAGAGCCTAGGAGCGCGTTGCGGAGCCGGCGCGCCTCCCAGTAGGGTTTCCGGGTTTGCTGATCGGACCCTCCTTCGGCGGAGCGAAGTCCACGCCGTTGACGATGTCCGCAGCCAGCCCACGGGTCAGCTCCGCGAGCGCGTCGTACCTGTCGCCGTTCATCTCGCCCACGTCAGCGGACGTGACAGGCAACGGCTCGTCATACGACCACCCAGCAAGCTGCGCCCAGATGGCCGCTTCTTGCACCCGCTGGAGCGCGTCGGCCTCCTCTTCGCTGAGGTTCAGATCGTTCATGTCGATCTTTTCGAGGTCGGCGGCCGTCAGCGCCTTGCCGTCAGTCGGCAGGTTGCTCGGCAGTTTGCGGATCGCCTGCAAGGCATGGATGCTCGCTGAGTTGATGGCCCTGCGATGCTTGACGCGCATGTCCGCCTTCTCGCGCAGGCTGACCCAACCCCCATCTGGCATTGTCTCTTGGCGCATGATGTCTCTCCCTTCCCGTTGCTTCTCAGTAAGCCGCTGAGACAGCGTTGGTGATGGTCACGGTGCCAGGGGCCAGCGCGCCGCCGCCACCCGCCACAACGTCAGTGCTGTTCGGCTGTGCCCACCACTCCAGGTCAACTTCGCCCCAGTCCTTGCTAGGGTTCTTCTTGCCAGACGACCAGAGCGTGTTGGAGAAGTGGAAATCGATGGTGTTGAGCCCGGGGTCGGTGAACTTCAGGTCGAGCGCGGTGCCCTTGGCGTTGGTGAGGAAGTAGTTCAGCTCGGCGTCGCTCTCCATGATGACTGTGATCTTCCCGCCAGCAGTATCCAGAGGTCCGGCCCAGTTCGCGTAGTACCCAGGCAGTCCAGTGATCGCCGGGATGGGCTTAGTGCCGCGCTTGTAGTCGATCTCACCGTCCACCAGACGAGTAATGGGAACGCCCCCGACGTTCACGATGCAGTGCCAGCCTGCCGTCTCTTCGAGTGCGGTCGGGGTGTTGGTGACCGTGGTGATCGGGACCGCGGCATTGCAGACGTAGGCCACCGTTGCAGTCATGAGGCTGCCGGAATCGAACTTGACCACGAGGCTGTCAACCTGAGACGCGACGAGTTGGTTCATGTCCAACCCGTCGAAATAGACGATGGTGTACGACGGGGGCTGCCCCGTCCCGGTGTTGAGCAGACCGAAGGTGTGGCTGTACGGCGCAGTGGTGCCGACCAGTCCGTCCGTCGAGCCCAAGGCACCACGAACCAGCGCCGGGAAACTGTCGGCGTAGACGCCGCAGTCAAAGCCCATCTTGTCATAGCGCGGTCCTGCGACCTGATCGTAGTTCGCGTTCATCTGGCCGCGGAGCCCTGAATCCTTCATCATGTTGATCTGGGGTTCCCATGCGGGAGACTTGATCGGAATGAAGTATGCGGGAGCAGCGGCGGTCCCCCGAGGGTTCTCGGCCGCGCTGACCCCGAGCCAAATGCGGCTGGTAGGGTAGGGCATGGTGTCCTCCTATTTGGCGGCGGTGCGCCGGTCTTTGGTTGCGGTGGTGGCGCGCTTCGCCGTGGCCGCCTTCTTGATGCTGGCGGTCTTCTTCGCCGCCTTGGTTCGCAATGTCATGTCGTCCTCACGCTGCTATGTAGAGCCAGACTTCGCCGCGGACCACGGCGTCGATACAGGACGTCTGGCCGTCTTGGACCAGCTCGGCCTGCTCGTACGTGATCCCCGCTGATCCTTCACCAGCCTGCCAGACGGTGGCGTTGGTACCGTTCCACTTGGCAGGGGCGGTGCCGAAGTTACGATCGGCCCGCCAGCGAGCGTAGATGGCGTCGATCACCGCATCCTGGTCGTCCTGGGCCTCCTCAGCGTCGGTCTTGACGCTGCGGAAGTAGACCTGTAGCGCCATGTCGTACTTGCTGAACTTCTCGCCCAACGTGGCCCCGCCCATGGCGATGCGGTTCTCTTTCGCCCCCGTCAGATGCACCACGATGATGCAGCCCGAGCCGTTCTCCGCCGACAGGTTGAAGTCCTGCGCGTTGATGATCTTGGGTACGGAACGGTGGATCGCCGCCAGCCCGGGGATGTTTGCGGCGGTGAACCAGTTGACGATCGCTGCACGGGCGGCAGCCTGACCGGGGTTGGCCATCTAGGCGACCCGCTTGTATCGGTCGAGCAGGTCCACGGCCACCTGAAAATCTTCCAACCCGCCGCTCTCAATGAGCGCCTCGCGGCTCGGTGCCGCGCCGATGCTCGGTGCCACGATGGCCTGCGTCCCGCGCACCTTGATGAGGCACGAGGTCAGGGAGAACACCGCCTGCCGGGCAGCGTCCTCCAACCCCGAGACACATGTGGAGTGAGGCAGGGTGACGTTCGCGTGAGCGTAGAGCGTCGGCGCGGTCAGGGGGAGCAAGGTGCCGCCCGTGAACGTGGCCGACACGGTCACCGCCTCGGTGTCCGCCCCGTCCCAGATGATGAGCGTCTGGTTGGCAGCGGCGGCGGGGAGCGTGGTGCTCAGCGGGAGGGACTGCACCGCAGCGCCGACGCTGGACAAAAGGGTGGCGTGTAGCCAACCGTTCCAGTAGGTCCACTGAGCGTAGACGCGGCTGCCGGGGTACGCTCCACCGACGCCAAGGACACGAGCCTCGATGACCGAGCGACCCACGGGCCACATGTCCGCGTCGTCCATGAGGGCGCCGAGCGTTGAGGGGCGGGTACCCACGGAGAGGCTGTCCACCTCTAGCACGGGCCAGAAGTCACAGACAAGTTGGATAAGCCCGTCCTCCTTCACCAACACGGCGCCGGGGGTAGACTGCGTGTCTAGCGTCGCGGCGAGGATCTGGAAGCAGAGGTTGTCGGCCCATGACGATGCGCGCCGGATCACGTTGCCTAGCTCGACGAGGTTGGCTTGCGCTGTCCCGCCGGGGATAAGCTGCGACGTGTCCACCGAGGTCGGCGCGTTCGTGTAGTCGTCCACCGAGACGTAGGGCACGACGGTGGGATGGCTTGTCGTGTTGGGATTTGTGAAGATGGCGGGCGTCACGCAGTCTCCTTCATGCGAGAGCCGACGCACCCGTGGCTCGGCTGGGGCAGGCCCTCGTACTCGCGATAGTGTCCCAGTGCCGGCCCATGGACGTGCTTGTAATGCCCCACTGCAGCGGGGAGGACCACCATCTGGAGGAAGTGGTCGTGTGAGCACCAGTGGCCGGGGGGGTGGTTGCCGTTGCTCATCCGGCCCGACTGAATCAGGGCATCGGGGACGGCGGCGATGATGCTATCGGTGAACTTCACGCACCCCATGCCGGGGTACTCGCCGCCCAGGTAGGGCAGGAGGAACCCACACCAGGGCTCGGGGCAGGCTTCCAGATCCGCGAACGTGTCGGGCCGCACGATGACGTCGTGCTCCACGCTGTAGAACGTCTTCCCCTCGGCCCAGAGGTCGCGCAGGAGTTCCCAGTAGGCGGTGTCAGACCCGCTGACGTCCACCTCTCGCCACTCCCGACCCGTAGCCGTGAGTGCTTCTCTCACGCCGGGGGAGATGTGGGTGTACGGCAGGACAATCACTGGCGATTGGCCCACACCTTGGAGAAAATAGGAAACTTGCCGTCCATCATGTCCTGGTGGCGCCACTCGCCGCCGATCGTCCGGACCTCCATCTCCGCCTCGTGGAAAGCCCACGACCACATCCACTCGTTCTGCATGTCGTGGATCTTCCTGCGGGGTACCGGCGGGAACAGGTGCCGTGCGGCCAACTCGTCCAGGCTGGATCGACTGGTGTAGAAGATGCTGCCGAAGATCCCGAAGGTCGGGTTGTATGGCGGCGAGAACCAGTGCTGACCGAAGTCCAGATTGACGCTGGCCTTGGAGAAGTAGATCGCCCACGCCGCGCAGCCTCTTTCGGGCAGCCCTGCCCGGAACGGCTCGACGTAGTCGGGGCTAAGGGCGCGGAGTGAATCTTGCAAGAACATCAGGTTGTCGGCGTCGGTGTTCTCGTAGGCCCAGAGGTAGGCGCCCGTTTGATAGGTCTCATAAGGCATGCGGTGTAGCTGCACCCCTTCCGGGACCACGATCGGTTCGGGGCTTGCCGTGTCCACTACCAGGATCGGGTAACGATCTCCCAGGGACGCCAGGCACGGGCCGATGTGCTCGGAGCCGTGGGCGGCAACCACGACGAGGTCGCTCATCCTTCGGCCTTCGTGGACTTCAGCTTGAACCGCAGGGAGATCGACCGCCGACTGGCAATACGTCAGTCCAGCTATGTCCGGGTCCACGTCGAGATTGTCCCAACCCTCCATTGGGGCAGGCCCGCACCCGAGGTTTAGCCTACTCGACATTGCCCACCCCCAGAGGAGCAGCCTTGATATTCACGCTCGCCTCAGCGACAAACCGATCCATGTTGAACAGCATCTTGATACGCGGCTTGTCGTCTAGACCGACCATCGATGTAGACCAGTGTGTGCCCATCTGATCCAGGACGGCGTTCCTATCGAGATCGTCGCGGCAAGGAAGTTCTTCCAACAGACCGTAGTAGCGGGAACGTATGTCGACGGGCTTGACCCGTTTGATTCCGTGGAGCATCAGGTAAAAGGTGTAGGGAGTGTAGTCTGAACTCCAGACACCGCCGAAGACCCCGGCTGTCCGGGGCTCCAACCACTCCCAAAACCCCTGGAAAGTGGTCCGCTCGTAGACCGGGATCTCGTTGAACCATGTGAAGTAGTCCGCCAACCCATCGGTCGGAGGCAGGCTCAGTTCCGACAGCGTGCCTAGCAAGTTATCAGTGGCGAGTTGGGTCGGCAGGTTGCCGATGATCGGGGCTTGCCAAATCTCCTCACAGAGAAGGGCCGCGTCCACCGGCTTGATGAACACACTCTCGGCGTCCACCACCGCGACGTAGTCGTACCCGGCCTCGAACAGCGCCTTGACCCCCACCAGCTTCTTGACCGTGATCTGGTGCTCATGGACCAGCCGTTCGGGGGGCAGCAGCAGCGGGATCACGTCCTGGCCGAGAGCACGGAACCGATCCAGGTGGTCTTGGTTAGAGAAGATCACAGCGATCTCCTCGCCAGGGCTAAGACGGTGGAGAGATTCGGCCAGGGCCGCAGCGCGTTGGAAGTGGTCTCTCGTATCGTAGAGGCATACCAGAAAGACCGCTCTACTCGGCATTGCGTCTCCAGCATCGCCCGCAGAGGTGCAGCTCCTTCAGGTAGCCGCCCTCAGTGAGCCAGCAATGGTAGGGACGCACGACCCTTCGCTCGCACCCGGCACAGGTTGACATCCTGCGGACCTGGGTGAAGTTGGCCGTGTACTTGTCAGCCATGCGGCGCAACACGCCTTGGGGGACGTTCATATCGTCACCGGCTGGCCAACCCGTAGCGTCTCGCGCCACGGCCCCCCACGGTCCACCTCGCGTATGACCTCCGTCAGCCCTTGCTTGCGGATGACGATGTTGTCGCCCGGGGTGTGCTCGCCGCGGATTATCTCCTGGACCACGCCGCCGATCTGCTCCGGGGACAGCCGACTGCCGGGAGTGTCGTTTGGGTAGTCGCGCTCACGCATCGGAGTATCTACCCGACCGGGGGAGATAGCGTAGGCGTTGTGGCCTTCCATCGCCAGCGACTGCACCAGCGAGATGACCCCCGCCTTGGAGGCGCAGTAGCTAGAGTGGTTGGGCTTGCCGTACATCCCCGCCACGCTGGCGATGAAGATCATGGTCTGGACACCGAAAGCGCAGCACGCGCGCGCTACGTGATAGCTGCCGATCAGGTTGACGAATACATCCTGCTCCCAGGCGTCGGGGTGGCAACCCCCGATCTCGTGGACGTAGGACACGCCGGCACAGTTGACCACGACTTCCGGGCGACGTTGCTGGACGGCTGCGGCCACCGCACCCATCATCCGGACGTCCACGTCCCTCTGTTCGAGAATGGTGGCGCTCATCACCCGCCCAATCCCCTGAGCTATCCCGCCCCCGCCGAAGACGAGCACGTTCATAGATCCGCGGCAACCCGCGCGGCCATCTCGAAAAGCTGCAACTCGTCAGGGGTGCCGAGAATGGCCGTGTCTGCTGGATAGGGGATTAGTTTCGCTCCCGCCTCGATCATCAGACCGATGGCGGTGGACACGTAGAACTCACCCTTGACCCTTTGGTCGCCAGCGATGGCCCGCTTTGCAGCGGCGATAAATTCCGAGGCCCGAGTGAAGTAATACACCCCTGAGACCGCGTGACGAGAGATGACCTCCTTCTCCACGATCCGGGTTATGACCCCGTCAGCGTCAGCCTCGACGTAGGAGTGGTGGGGGTTGCTGGAGGGAAACACCACCACGGCTCCGTCGTGTTGCTCTGCGGCAGCCACGAACCTATCAGGGTCGAGAGTGATGAGTTGGTCGCAGTTGGCGAGCAGGAGCCCATCGTCGGGGTCGATCTGACCCTCGGCTCGCAAGATTGTCTCCAATGCCCCGCCGGTGGGGCGATCGAGGGCCACCCAACCCTCTAGGTCTCCGCGGTGGACCACGACCGTATGGGAGGGGCGGAGAACTGGAGTAACGTTCGCCAGCACCCGATAGACCATGGGGATGCCCAGGACGGGGATGAGGAGCTTTGGGTCCGTGTATCCGGCTTGGCGGAAGCGCGATCCCTCCCCGGCTGCTGGAATGACGACCGTGATCACTTGGTCGCCTCTATGGCGCACTGCCAGTCCACCTCAGCCACCACAGGCCATCCACGCTGGCCCAGGCCGACGCTGGGCATCGGGTGGGCGTTGGGAAACACCCCCTGCACGATGGGGAGCAACTTGGCCTCGGTGCAAGTCCAGTGGTGCATGGTGGATGGATAGTCATGCCCGTCCACACCCGGACGACCGCCGATCACCACCGCATCGACCAATCCCTTGTTGTTGGGGTCCACACGGTCAAGGTCCGGGGCGACTACGCACAGCCTTCCGCCGGGGACGAGCAGCCGCCAAGCCTCGGAGAGCACCTGTTCGGCGTCCTCCAGGGCGATGTGCTCCAGGACGTGGCCAGCGTAGACGGCTTCGGCGCACTCATCGGGGAGGTCGAGGTGGCGGACGTCGGCGTACAGGTCAGCACGATAGGTGCCGTCGTCCACCAGCTCGATGTTCGTCCAGCCTTCCTGGTAGAACTCACCGCAGCCGAAGTTCAATCGCATCATCCAAACAACTCCATGGCGGGCCATCCAGGATTCAGGTCTGCTACGCGCGGCGGTGTTTCTGGATTCCCACCGCCACCGATCCATGTCTCAGCGTCGAAACGGGTGCCGTCTTGCCGGGGAGGACCCAGTGTGGCCAGCCAATCTCGGGTGGCCCACCAGAAATTCCCGCCGAAGCAGGGAGTGCTCGGGCCGTTCCCGTACGCCTCCAGCGAACTGGGCGAGAGCCAGTGGCAACCGACCAGATCGTGGCCGTCCAACAGGGGGAGGCAGTCGCGCCATCCCGACACCAGGCTCCGGGTCATCTTGCGCCGCCAAGCCGCGTTGAACGCCGTGGCGACGTGAACGCCCTTGGTGTGGGCATACAACACGATGGGTGGGGATTCACGCCAGAGCGCGGCGAGGGTGATCTCCTCAGCACCCTGTTCGGCGCGGGCCACGACCCTAACCGGGATTCGCGATCTGACCAGAGCACACGCCTGTTCCTGCGCCTCGGGCGTCCCGACGACACCCAAGTTGATGACGGCGATCGGCAGGCCACTGCCCACCACGGCGTCCAGGTGCTCCGCCACCACGTCCCGCCATCCTCCGACAGCGTATACGTGGTAGAAGTGCGAGATCATGGGCGGGTGACGTGCCACTCGGTGGGCGGGCGGCAGTCAGGATCGCCGCAGGCGCAGCCCTCAAAGGGGTACATGTGATGATGGATCACGGGGGGCGTGTGGATGTGAGGGTCAGGATACCCGCGCTCGCGGAGTACCGACACCATCGTCACGTCGAGGCGGTGCCAGTCGCGGGTGCTCCCGCTACGGTGAACCTGGCAGCGACCGTCCACGGCCCCCATGAGGTCAGGCTGTGCGGCGAGGAGTTCGGATCGAAACCGAGTGCATCCCAGCGAGATCGTCAGGAGGTTGCCACCCTCAGCGCTGAACCCTGGCCCGGGGAACGGGAACAGGCACCACGGCTCGGGGCAGGCGGCCAACTCCTCGACGACGCCCGCCCTGATCTCGATGTCGTGCTCAATGAGCATGAAGTCCTCGCCGCCACTCCATAGGGCAGCTACCGTGTCGAAATAGACGTCCTCACACTCCCGGTGGTGGCAGTGCCGGCGCTGGTCGTTACAGTTGATGACCCCGCAGTCGGCGGGGAGATCACACCGTGCAGCCTTGATGCGCTCGCATGTTGGGGCGTGAGCGTTGAGAGCGGCGTCTACCTGCGGGTAGATGCCAGTGAAGGGACAGACGACGCGCAACGCTTCCCTCCCAGAAAGAGTGCCCCGATATTGACGCCTCGGGGCCACGGCGTTGTCCGGGCTAAAGGCCAGAGGCCCTCACCCGATCAGTTCAGGTTATTCCGAAGCCGCGATGTTGCTAATCACGCCGCAGCTCACGGGAGCGCGGTTGACCAGGGTCTCCAGGGACCGAATGCCCCAGATCTCACGCGGTCCGCTCGGGCCAGAGGCCGGGCTGTCCGTCGCAGCGTAGGGGAACTCAGCGTAGTCCCGGTGGGTGCGGACTTCGAAGACGTTGCCGACGTCCGAGCCGGGGACGTTCGTCAGGACATCGGACCTGGCGATGACGGTTCCCGGGGGAACGCTCGGGTGAACTTCGATCCGGATCGGAGCACCGCTCAGCGCCTTGTTGAGGTAGGTTCCGATGAAACCAGACGCGAAGATGTTGGAGCGTCCATCACCGTTCGGCTGGAGGTAGAGGGTCGCGGCCGGGCTGGCCAGCAATCCACCACCGAGGTCCGACGCCTGCTGGGCGTTCATCATGTAGGCGGTCGGCGACTGCTTGATCGAGTTGTAGATCGAGAGGTTGAGCTGATCGAACAGCGCAACACTCGACCCGTTCACGCTCAGCGTGGCACCGTCTGCCGAGACCCAAGTCGCACCCGAGCTGGTACCCTGTCCAGGAGTGACAACACCGGAAGGTCCGTAGTCACCGAGGATGGTGGCAAGCATCGAGTTGAAGACGAGGGGCGAGTACGAGGTATCCACGGTGGTCATGGTCGGCACGACCGGGTAGAGGTCCGGGACCTCGTACGTCGGAAGAGCGCAAGCCGTGGTCGGGACGCTCGTGATCAGGACCGTGTTGGTCGTGGTCGTGGTGAAGTAGACCTGGTTCGAGGACGAATTCCCGACGAACCAGATGTAGCCGACAGCCCCCTTGACGGCAGGCACGAAGGCGCCGACCGCGTTGGTGGAGCTGGTGCTACCAGTGGTCACGGTGGCATCTGCCGAAGCGGGGCCAGAGCCGCCGTTGTAGTAGTTCCATCCCGAGATGGGCGCGCACCGCACGTGGACACCGGCAGCAGGGCCGATGGAGCCGCCCGTGGTCTTGCCGGAGATGCCGTTAGCCGCGGTGCCGGCGGAGACCACGACGGTCCCGATCGCAGGCAGAGCGTAGTTCTGGGCGCCGGCCCCGAGGGCGCGGTCCTCAAGGTTGAGCAGGTTGGTGAGAACCTGGGCGACCATGAGCGCGTGGGCGTCGGCGTAGCCCTTGGCGATGTCGATCGAGTCCTGGGTGATCATGCCCTTCAGTTCGATCGGCACATAGTTGGAGAAGCTGTCGATCTCATCGACAACCACCATGTTACCTGCCGTGTCGAAGCCGGGGAAGATCGAGGGCTGCGAATCGAGGACGTTGAGAAGAGTGCGCCACACCGTGAACTTGGCGCCCTCGGTCGAGTTGACGCGGGGGAGCTGGTCACGCAGGGGCGTGAACTTCGGGAGCAGGGTGACCACGGGGCCGAGGTCATAGCCGACGACACCGAGGCCGGAAGTCCAGCCAGTGGTGCTCAGGGCCTTCTTGACCGAGCCGATGGTCTCTTCGCTGATGTTCTGGAGGTCCATGTGGAAGTAGATTCCTTTAGGTGTGAGGTGGGAGGCTTACTGGTAGCGCGGCTTGAGGGTTTCGAGGAACGCGAGCCTCTGAAGTCGCGTCCGCTCTGAGGGGTCGGTGGCAACTGCGAGTTGCTTCTCCACCAACTCCAGCGCCGGGTTCGATCCGGCTCCCTGGTCGCGAAGATGTGCGCCACTCTCGGGTCCGCCGTGCGGGCGGTCACTCAGGAGCGGTCCACCGGGGGCAGGGCTGGTCTCCACCTTGGCCAAACGATCCTCCAGCGACTTGACCACCTTCTGGTGGCCCTCTTCCGCTGCTTCGATCGCATCGGCCACGGCCTTACGGACCGTCTCTGCCATATTGTCAAGTGCCTTGGCCACGGGGGCCACGGGTGCCGTAGGTGCCGCAGCGGCAGTCGCAGCATTGGCCGCAGCCGCGTCGGCCACGTCAGGGTTCGGGGGCTGAGCGCCGTCGCCGTCCGCCGGCGCAGGGGCGGCGTCCGCAGTCTCGGCGGGCTTCCCGGCGGCCGTGGTCACGAGGTCGTCGGGGTCCACCACGCCGATCAGGTCGCCGTTGGCGTTGTAGCAGGCAACCATCGGGTCACCCTTGGCCTTGGTGACGCGTTCCTTGGCCTGGTCGAACGAGAGCATCTTGGATGCCACCGTCACGCCGATGGGAGCGTGCGAGAGGTCGTATGCCGCGATCAGCGGCTCATTGGGCGTCTGGGGCAAGGTGGGCACCTCCTGGGCCTTCACAACGGCGTCCTCGACGGGGGCCGCAGGTAGAGTGGCGAGTACGTTGGTAAGAGACGCGATGGCGTCCCGGATGGCCTGCTCGTTGGAGCCGGACAGGACACGCCCCGCCTTCTTGACGGCGCGCAGCCCCAGGATCACATCGGCGTCGGCACCGACCTTGACAGGGTCGAGCGACTGGAGCGCCTTGAACACGCCATCGGAGACCTCGTCAGCCTCGGTCTGCTCGCCCACCGCATAGGCGGCGAGGATACCGATGACCCACTGGACCGCCTCCCGGGCACTGGCGAGATCGTAGGAGTTGTCAAAGTCCGTATCGTTGCCTTCCGGCGAGACGGCCTCTTGGGCTTCACGATCAGAGAGGGTCTCTAGGGCGATGTCTGCCCGGGTCAGGATGGTGGTCCACTTCTGGGCGGTGTCGGCGTCCATCTGCTCCCAGCCAGGACTGGCGGGGGTAGAGGTGGCGCTGGTGGCCGGGTTGCCGACGAGAATCTCGCCAGCGTCGAGGTCGGCCACGTCTCCGTCAGCCTTTGTAACGGGGGTCTCGGGTGGCGCCGCAATCGGCGCCTCGTTCAGGTTCGCCATTTGCGGCTCCTTTGGTTTGGCGGCCTTGGCGGCCTTAGCTACTAGCGAGGGGTGCTGCGGGGGACGCTTCATCAGCGCGATGCTGAGTGGGTCCTGCGGGTCGTTGGACTTCATGATGGTGAAGAGCATCCCCGACGCCGGTCTCTTCACGAGATCCATGCGGGGGATGTCGGCGGCGAACATCTCCTTGAAGATCGGCTCCTCTTCCTCGTCGGTCAGGCCGAACTCGTCATCCATCAGTTATCCCCAGTCGGCAAGCGCCGAATGCGTCTCTTGGCGACACCATCCATACTGAGCCCGTCCGCGTTCCCGTCGATGACTTGCTCAAAACCGATGTTGTCCAGTTCAATACCCATGGTCCAATCGTTGGTCTTGATGACCTGGGAGTTACCGTAGATGTCGGTGGTTTCCCAGTCTGGGCCGCGCCAGATGCCCGTCTCCACGACCGTCCCGTGACCCATCGTCCCGTCCGCGTGGTAGAAGCCGATCCGGCGCCCCTTGCGGCAGAAGTCCCAAGCGGTCCGCTCCAGTTCGTCGGCACTCATCCATTCGTGATGGCCGTCTGCGCGCTCAGAGGGATACGCGACGCCCCAGACGTAGCGCTTGGGATTGTCGGGCACCGACAGCCGCTTCGTGACGACAGCCTCGTCGGGGACAGGCGCAGGCTCAACGACGGCCGCAATGACCGGCATCACCTGGCCGCAGAGAGAACAGAACATCGCGTCTCCTAGAGTGGCCTGTAGCTGACCCAGAGGTCGGGCGGGAAGATGGCGACCTTCCGCTTGCCAATCCGCAGGATCAGCTTGCCGTTGACGTTCTCGACGTCCGTAGCGGTGATGTGCTGGGTGAACTCGCACCCACCGTGGTCACGGCAGACGATCTCAAACCGGAACTCGGGTTTCATGACTGGACGAGAATCCATGGCAGCGGATCGCTCGTGAGGACCCCCGATGGGAACGTCACGTTCACGAATACCTTGTAGGTTCCCGGCGAGACGACATCGGCCGTTGCTGGCGCGTAGGTCACCTGTCCCAGCGTGGGCGGGGATGCGACCGCGGCCACACCGGCGCCGACAGAGGCACTGTTCCCCTGTAGGAAACTCAGCGCGGCAGACGTAGCACCCGTCAGGTTGACGGGGTTGCCGTTGTCGTCCACCAGCGAGATCACCCACGTCGGGAGAAGTTGCCCGGTCGCCCAGGGCGTGATGCCTGCCATACTGTCTCCCTATCGAGCGTGGACGGTGAGATCGCCGGTGCGGACTGTATCTGTCACCGTTCCCGTCCTCGCCCTGGTATTGCCCTGGCCAGTCCTGGACGTTGCGACCGTTGCGCCGGTCCTGGCCCTGGTGAATCCCTGTCCGCTGCGGACGGTGGCCGTGTAGACTGCGGCGGCCAGCATGAGGAGCGCCGGGGTACCCGATGCACCGCTGACGCTCGCACCCGTTCCCGCGAGTTGCTGCAACGTGGAGAGTAGGCCGCTTGCCCCGCTAGTCCCGAGTGCGATGCCAGCGAGGGTCGCCGCTTGCGTGAGGCTCGCCGCCAAGTCGCCCACCCCAGCGGCAAGGCTTACCAGCAGGACGGTGACCGATAGGTTCGCGGTCGCGGAACTGGTGCCCGCACCCGTTCCCGTTGGGGTAACAGGCGCAGCGTTGATGCTGGGGACGCCGCTCGCAGCGCTCGATTCAGCCGCAGTCGAGGTGTGGAGCGCCGTCTCGGTCAGGTTCGCGGTCGAGGCGCCCATCTCTGCGCCCGTGCTCGTCAGCGCCTGAGAGACCGTAAGGTTGGCTGTAGCGCCACTGGTGCCCGAGGCCGTACCAGTCGGGCTAACCCCGCTGGCCACGCTCGGCGCGCCGCTCGCTGCTGCTATCTCCGCTGCGACGCCAGTATGAGCCGCAACCTCCGTCAGAGTGGAGGATGAGGCCCCTGTCTCGGCGGCGGAGCCCGTCGCCGTTACCGCGACAGTGAGGTTGGCGGTGGAAGCCCCAACATCGGCCGCAGTCGAGGTGAGGGCCTGGGAGACGGTGAGGTTGGCTGTCGAAGCCCCAGTGCTCGCCGCCGTGGATGTGTGCGCCTGCCCGCTCGTCAGGTTAGCAGTCGAGGCGCTCGTGCCCGCCGCTGTCGAGGATAGCGTCTGCGCTGCGGTGACATTCGCCGTGGATGCGCCCGTCTCGGCCGCAGTCGAGGTGAGGGCCTGGGATGTCGTGACGTTCGCGGTGGCTGCGCCTGTAGAGCCTGCGGTAGAGGTGAGGGCCTGGCCGCTCGTCAGGCTGGCTGTCGATGCGGCGGTCTCTGCACCAGTGCCGGTCGGGGTGTCAGTGGTGCCGCCGACCTTGAAGGTCCAGAGGAATCCCTCATAGGTGACAGAAGCCGAGCATGTGATGACGCAGACCGGCGAGGTCTCAGTGGCGCCAGGGACGACGTACGAGCCGATGTTGTGACAGTTGGCGGCGCCGCCCAGCGCGGCGACGACCTGTGTGGTGTTCGCCCACCCCGACGACGGCAACGACCCCGAGGCGTTGGCCGTGAAGGTCAGGGTCGAGCTGATGTGCCCACCATAGATGGCCACCAGCAGATCGGTGGAGACCGTCGTCCCCGAGGCGGCCGTGGTCGTCCACGCCGTCTGGGCGGTGTTGGTCTTGTACACCATCGCCAGGTCGAGCGGCGAGGAGGTGGCGATCCCGGAGAACTCCAGGATGTTCCACGTCCATCCGAGAGTAGTGTTGCCATAGCCGGGGGTGAAGGTTGCCGTCCACGACAGCGATCCGCCCGCGTTATTGGGCAGATAGGCAGAGAACGAGCAACCGTTCGGGGACGTGTTGGCGACATTGGTGCCGCCGACCCAGGTACCGCCGTTTGTGTTGACGGCGATGCTGTCGTTGGTACCCAGGCCCGAACTGGACCAGGTGACGATAAGGACAAGCAGGTTGCCCGCCGACGACGAGATCACAGGCGTGCAGGTAGTCTGCCCAGTAACGGTGGCGCCACCACCTACCTGTTGGGCGAGGGCAATCGCCATCGCTCAGGCTCCTTACGCGGGAGCGAGGGTCATCTGGAGCGCGTCAATGGCGAAGGTGAAGGTGACACCCGTTCCATTGACGATGTCGGTGGCCGGGGAGAGAGCGCCCATGTACATCACTGGGCCGGTGGCGAGTGTGGTCACACTGGAGAAGAAGAAGGACGCCAGCGCAGTCGCGCCGGTGCTCCAGGCCGCCGTCGAGGTGGTGAAGGAGAAGGCGACGTGCAGCTTCTTGGTGCCTGTCGCGGTGCTGGTGGTCGAGGCCGGGAAGTTGGTCGAGTTGTTGGTGATGACGATCCGAGCATAGCTTCCCGTCGAGGATGGCTCGGCCGCGATGATGGTGGCGTCGAGCAGGGTGACGGAGTACGTCGAGGTCGAGACACCACAGTACACGGTGGCGACGCCGGTCCATGCCGACTGGGAGGCCCCACCGCCGAAGATGGCGTCGAGGATGTTCAACTGAAGTGCCTGAGACATTCCCATGTCAGCTCCCTTCCACCAGGAATTGGGCCGCAGTGGCCTGCTGGAGTGCAGCATGGGCTGCCTCAACCTCGGCGGCGTGAGGGGCATGGACGGCACCAAAGCGCTCGCCCGCAGCGGGTACGTCGTCTGGCCCGCCGCAATTCACACACAGTTTCTTGGCCTCGACCATGGCGGCGTGAGCTTGATCGACTGCCGCCCGAGCGACAGCTAGAGCGTCTCCCATGTCAGTATCCTCGTGAGTAGGTGGCTGAAAGGTGCTTGTCGATGTGATGGCGGGCCTGCCCGGCGGCATCCCGGACCACCTCGGTGAGCTTGGCGAAGAGTTCCGGCATCACCGCGTCAGGGATCAGCGGGTGCCGATCCACGACGATGACGTCCGTCCCCTGGCACATCCGCTCGGCGGCATAGCGCAGGGTGCGCTCGCAGCCATCCATGTCGGGGATGGCAACGGTAACGAGACGGCGGGCAGCGATCGTCATGTACAGCTACCGTCTGGGGTTGGGAATCCGCAGTGCGTTGAGCCCGTCCCGGCGAACCAGTGGACGATCTTCTTGCGGTCCTCGATATGGATCACGGGTTGGCCGTCCTCATAGGTCAGGCTCGCCCCATCCTCACCGTACCTCTCGATATGGCCCCGCAGAGAGGCCATGACTTCAGCGTCCGTCATGTGCAAGTCCCGCTAACCACGCCGTTAGTCACGGTGATCGTGCAGGTGTGTCCGTTGACGGTGATCGTCTCGGTGAAGCTCGGCTCCGGCGTCGGAGTAGGTGTAGGCGTCGCGCTCGGCCGCGGGGTAGCAGTTGGTCGCGGCGTGCTCGTCGGACGTGGCGTGGGGGTGGCCGTCGGCACCGCCGTGGGTGTCGGGGTCGGCACTGCCGTAGGTGTGGACGTGGGGGTGGGTGTCGGCAGACTAGGGGTAGGTGTGGACGTTGGTCCACTGGTCGGCGTCGCCGTCGGTGTGCTCGTCGGTGTTGGGGTGCTGCCAGCCAGCGTGGCCAGGTGCGCCTGGTATCCAGCGCCATACCCGGCACAGGCGGTTCCGGTGTAGGAAGAGATCAGCACGGCCGAATCTCCGCAACCCCAGGTGTCCCAGGTCCACGCGAGGTACGAGACCCCGTTGGCATCCGCCCAAGCCATGTAGCCGTCGATGAAGCTCGCACTGCCGTCACTCTCGCCGATCTCACCCGAGATGATCGGGTACGAGGCGGCGATGGGCAGGAGCTCGGAGTTCCAGCAGGCGAGGCTCACACAGGGGTAGTTGAAGTTGTACACGTGGAAACTCATGGCGAGCTGATGGTCAGGATCGACCGGCACATTCGCCAGCCATGCGCTCGGGTCGTTGGCGAACTGGTCGGCCCCGACCATGACGACGTTGGATGCTCCGGCACCGCGGACGGCGGTAAGCATGTCCTGCATGGAGGCGATCTGCCAGTTCCCGAACTTGGCCGAGTTCTGGTTGGCGATGCAGCCTGTCCCTACGTAGGCGCACCACCAGAAGGCGCCCTCACCGTTGCCGGCGGCGGATTCGGCGACGGCGGTAGCACAACCGGCAGGAGCGCCCGCCACACAACCCACGATGCCGATGTTGTTCGGCTCGGTGAAGAGGTCAAAGAGGGTCGCCGGGTCGTTCTTGAAAGCGGCGCCAACAGACGCCCAGAAGGGCACCGAGTTGCTGTAGTCGGCCATGTTCTCTTGGTACGTCGCCTCGACCGAACCGGGGGCGGTCCACTGGAGGTCCAGGATCGCGTATATCCCGGCCGAGTGCAGGAGCGTGACGTATGCTTCGATCGCCGACTGATAGATGGCGCCGCCCGGGTTGGCTCCGTTGATGCCCAGCCAGCAGTCCTCATTGAGAGGGATGCGGACGGCGTTGATCCCCCACGAGGCCATCGCGGCCACCGAGGTGGCATCGGACGGGCCGTCGAAGATGCCGCCGCCCTGGACGCACATGTACTCGGTGCCCGACCGGTCGACCCCGTGCAGCACGACGGTCTGCCCGGAGGCGTTCACCAGGTGGTTACCAGATACGCTGAGGCCAGGCAGGGGGGCGGCCGAGACGCGGTTGGACGAGCCCAGCGCGAACAACCCAAGGGCTGCGACCGCCAGCGCGGTAAGGACAGCGAGAACGCGTCGGACCATAGTTACTCTCCCTGGTCTGTGTCATTGGTGGTGTCGTCGGAGGTCCCGCCAGTCAGCGATTCGATGTTCGGGGACGATGCACACCGGCATCTCGGATGAGCTGGCAAGTCCGGGAAGTCGGCCGTCGCATACGGACCACCGTCGGCGTTCGCCTGGCAGTCGTCACAGGGATCATCTGCCACGAGCCAGTCGAGCATCTCGATGCCGTTGGCCTGGTAGGTCTGCATGCTCGCATCCTGAGCGGCACGGGCGCACTCGGTGTCAGCGATGGTGTAGGCCCGCGAGGCGTCCCCGCCCAACGAATCCCGGAGACCCATGGCGATAGAATCCATCGAGGCGCCAGAGGCGACCCCCTGAGCGATCTGGGAGCCGATCTGGTCGATGGTGGACGAGGCGAGGCCCTTCAGGGTGAACCCGAGGCCCGAGAGCACCGCGTCCAGGCCAGGGTCGCTGATCGTGGCCGCCGCGCCAGCCCAACCGGGCGTCCAGTCTCCCCATGCCGTGTCCTGCATCGAGGCGGGCAGTGCCGACTGGGCGGGGGCCGTCAGAGTGGTGGGGCCTGGCATCTGCCCTCCTGTTGTGCTAGACTGGCGCTATGGGCGATTGGTGGTTCCTAGAGACGGCTGCGGAGGCCGATGCGCTCCGGGAGGACATCGAATCCATCGTGGAGGGTTGGTACTCCGAATATCCCATTGACTGGGACGATCTGTTCGACCGCCTCGACGCCGGGCTTCCCCAGGGGGTCTGCGGTTCCGAGGACTTGACCTCGCCCTTCTGCAAGAGGGTGGAACGAATTGCCCGCATCCACCGGAGGGAAATCAGAGATGTCTAAGTGCTGCCCGTGTGACTGCGCCGACTGGGCGGGGGCCGTCAGAGTGGTGGGGCCTGGCATCTGCCCTCCTTGACTTTCCCGTAGCGGGACGCGTATAGTAGGGAAGTATTCGGCCGCCGGGGTCTTGTAACGGCCCGACGGCCGAGAGGAGCGGCTATGACCGGCACGACAACGACGAAGGCACCAGAGGAAACCGCCGTGGTGCAGCGGGTCGAACTAGACACTCAGCGGATCGAGCTGACCGTGCGGGGGCTGTCTCCGCTGATCTGTCACCGCTGGTCGGAGAAGGCCAAGCGGCAGATGCTAGACAAGCAGACCAAGGCGGCCAAGCAGGCCAAGGAGGCCAAGGACCCCGAAGCCGACTATCAGGCTTCGCTCTACCCGTACCCCGGTGGGGGCTACGGTTTCCCGTCCGTCGCGTTCAAGGGTGCCGCCGTGCGGGCGGGAACCTACTGCGACATGAAGATGACGTTCCTGCGCGGCGCCTTCCACATCCTCGGTGACATGGTCAAGATCGAGGGGACACCCCACAGTCGGGAGGACATGGTCAGGGTCGGCATGGGAACGGCTGATATCCGCTACCGCGCCGAGTTTCCCGAGTGGTCGGCTAAACTGCCGATCATCTTCAACGCCCGTTCGATCTCCGTCGATCAGATCGTGAACCTGCTCAACCTGGCAGGCTTCGCGGTGGGGATCGGCGAGTGGCGCCCCGAGAAGGACGGACAGTTCGGTCTGTTCGAGGTGGTGTGATGACCCTTGCTACAGCGACCCGTTACGTTTGGTCGGGACATGGTCCGGGCTGCACCGTCTCCGCTCAGGTCGTGGGAGAGACGGTGGCAGAGATCGCCGCCCGAGAGGGGGTCTGTGCCCCCGCGACCTATGTGGACGTCGCTCGGCCGGAGGACAGCCCCCTGCACCCGACGTTGGAGTGGGATGATCGGGTGGGTGCTGAGGCGTGGCGCGTCCAGCAGGCCCGTCAGATCATCAACTCCGTTCGATGCGTTGATGCGGAAGGCACCCGCGAGGATGCCCCGGCGTTCGTGCATGTCGTGATGGCGGCCCCTGACGACGGCCAGAGCGAGGGGTACTCTCTGCTCACCGTGGCCCTGGCAGAGCCAGGTCAGCGGAGTTACGTGCTCCGCGAGGCGTTGGCGGCGCTCAAGGGCTTCCGTCGTCGCTATCAGTCACTCAAGGAGTTGGCGCCCGTCTGGCAAGCGCTCGATGCTGTAGAGAGGGAGACCAACTAAAATCGCGTTATTGGCAGGCGCGGCTAGGCGAGGCCGGGTGAGGCGCGGTTGGGCGTGGCGGGGCGGGGCATGGCGGTGCAGGCAAGGCGGGTCAAGGCGCGGCTCGGCCGGGCGCGGCTCGGCGTGGCAGGCGAGGCGCGGCATGGCGGGGTCGGGCGAGGCAGGGCATGGCGGGGCAGGTGTGGCTAGGCTAGGCGCGGTCAGGCTAGGCCGGCAAGTCTGGGCTGGGTCGGGCGTGGCATGGCTGGGTCTGGCATGGCGTGGCAGGCAAGGCCGGGTGAGGCGCGGTTGGGCGTGGCGGGGCGGGGCTTTAGCCCCTGCGGTTGGTCACGGCATCGGCCGCGATCAGCGCCCCGCCGACCCACGCATCCGTGGTGGCCTCGGTGAGCACCGCCTGTAGCTGCGAGAGGTCGAGGTCGGCGGGCGTCAGGTTCCCCTGGGCGAGCCGGGACTGTGATGGCAACGCACTGGCAAGCGCCTGGCCAACCAGCGGGGCGTAGTGCCCCACGATCTGGTCGAGCAGGGCATCGGTGGGGTGCTTGGCCTTCCTGACCGGGTAGGCTACTGCCGCAGTAGGGTTAGCCCGCGAGGTGGTATAATGGGTCTTATGGAAGAGTTCTTGCGATTCTGGGGCAGGGTTTCTTTTGGTGACGGGTGTTGGAACTGGCTTGGTGCCCAAACGAGCAGCGCCCTCAAAGGGGGCTACGGGTACTTCCACACGCTCGTCGGGGTGCATCGGGGACGCTGGCGCCGCGGCGACCCTCATGGGGTTCGCCTTGCCCACCGGGTTTCCTGGGAGTTCTTCCACGGGCCGATTCCCGCTGGTCTGTTGGTTCTGCACCACTGCGACAACCGGGGCTGCGTGAACCCGGACCATCTCTTCCTGGGGACCCAAAAGGACAACATCGCGGACATGTACGCCAAGGGCAGGAATACTCCCCACGGTGGCGGATGGAACAAGGGGATGCGCCTTGTGAACGGGCGCTACGTCACCTAGAAAAAAATCGGCGCTCTTGGCGGCCTCCGCGAAGGCGGCGTCAACCTGAGCCCGCGTGGTGCAGCCAGCGAGTGCCTTGGTGATGTGCTCTGACACATCAGCGGGGATCACCGTGGAGGCGAAGGCCCGGAGCGGCTTGCCAGTCTTGACGCGGTTGCGGGCGAAGTCACGCCAGCGGCCGAGTTCCTTCTGGATTGCCACCCGGTCGTCCTCGTCGTCCTCGTCGTCGTCTAGCTCAGGATGCGAGGCTCTGAACTCGTCGTAACCCACTAGGCCAGTCTCGGACGTGATGCCCTCAGTCTCGCTCTTGGCCACTGCGGCGATCGTGGTGGGGGCAGGCGTGGCAGACAGCTCGTCCTGCGGGAACTGTGGCTCATCAGGGTTGAACGTCGAGACGAGCGCGCCGGGAGTGTTGAGCGTCTTTCCGGGAGCCACGCCGGCGGCAGCCTCGAAGGGCTTCTTACCGGTGTCCACCAGCGGTGTCGTGTCCAGCGGCCCACCTGTGGCGGGGTTGATCGGGCCGGAGATGGCGAACAGGTTGGCCAGCGGGATCGGCCCCGCCCGAGAGGACATGATGAACCGTGGCACGGGCCGGTCGGAATCGACCTCCAGCCCGAACATCTCGGAGCGCCACTCGTCCACGGTGACAGCCCCGCCCTCGGTGCCGATCTTCCACACATTGGCGTCAGCGACGCGATCCTCTTTCTCGGCCGAGTAGGAGGTCTGCATCTTCACCGGCAGCCCCAGGTCGTCCTGGAGGTAACTGGTGATGAGCCCGTCGAGATCCTCACACATCGGACGATCAGCGATCCGGGACTGGACGTCTATCTGCGTCTCCCCCGTGGCCTTGTTGATGTCTAGCGTGACCCCGAGGTCCTGCGGCACCACCCCGAAGGCAGCGCATCCCTTCCTGAAACCCCAGAGGTAGGCGTCCGTGTCGAACGACTCCGAACGGATCGGGGTAAACTTCGTCCCCTGTGGCACGACGTGAGCCTGCACCTTCTTCTGCTGGTCGCCCATGAGCTTGGCGTTCAGCCGCGCCTGGAAGTCGTCCAGCTTGGCGGGGTCGTCCCACGAGGGCGGAGCCTCCAGCCAGCCGGCGGGTAGGTTCGACGTGTTCCAGTATTCCAACAGATGGAGCGTCATCCGCTCGTCGATGTTGGCGACGGCGATCACGTCCTCGACCGGCGCCCAGCCGTAAGGCGAATCCTCCTGCGGGAAGTAGGGCGCATAGATGACGTCCCGGTCAGCCAGCCAGTCCCACGGCACGCCGTTGGCGAACTGGAGGTAGGCCGGGGCGTCACCCACCGGCAGACGGCCGTAGTAGTCCAACATCGGGGCGATGGTGGTCCCGTCGATGACCTCTAGCGCCATCACACGTCCGAGCATGTCCCGTCGCTTGTAGAGCGTCAGGGCGTCATAACGGAGACGTGAGTTCAGCGCCTTGGCAAGCCACCGCTTGTAGGGCAGCCTACCGTCAGGCTTCTCGATGGCCTTCCGTCCAGTCTCCAGCGCCAGGCCGATGTCGCTGTCACCCTCCGAACCGTCGGCGGGGACGATCGCCCAGTCGAACGACCGGATCGAGTTGATGCGGTGGGCGATGCACATCCTGGCCACGTCCCAAGTGGTCGTGAAGGCCCGGAGCGTGTCGAACGAGATCCTGCCCGACCGAGGGCGGACGGTGATGTTGGCACCGGTCTGGTAGTCGAACTGCCGCGGCTCCGCGCCATAGCCGAAGTACGGGTAGAGCGGATGGCCTGGCGGGAACGGAAGCTGCCAGCCCATGCCCTGGTTCTGTAGGGACTGCTCGATGTTCGGGGGCGCGTTCGTGCCGTTCACGGGCGACGGGATCGGATAGTCGGCCGCCTTGTGGACGCGGCTGATCTCCATGGGGCCGATTCTCACGCTGCCTCCTTGCCACAGAGCATGCACACGCCGTTGCGCCGCCGATAGTGACTACACGCTGACCCGGGTCCGCTGGGCACGGCGACGGTTGGCCGCTGGGGCGCCCGGCAGTGGACGCAGAAGCCGTCGTTCCAGAAGTGCCTGCCATCGTCACTCTGCGGGCATCCCTCGCCGGGAACGTCTGCCCACCCGCCAGCCACGACAGTGGGCGATGCGTCGAGTTCTCGCTGCCAGAGCGTGTCCAGTTGCCCTCCGGCGAGGTTGAGCCACGAGATCGCCCACACCAGGGCGTCCATGCGTCCCGGTGACCACCCGCTCTCGGGGGTCCATGAGATCAGCTCGTCCTCTAGCTTGGCCAGTTGGCCGACGTGGTGTATGCGTCCTTGCTCATAAAGAGCCGCCACCGGCTCGGCCCGCTGGCGCTTGGATCGGGATGCGGTGACGATCTCGACGGGTACGGACTTGTCGGCGGTCTTGATGGTATCGACTACCATCTGGGCGCCGAAGTTGCCCTCGGCCACGATCTTGTCGGCGCCGAACTCGCGGTAGGCTGCCACGGCTCTGCGAGCCCACTCGGCGGGGGATGCCGTGCATGTCCGATCGGCGAGGACGTACCCGTGGCCATCGACACCCTTGCCGGCCACCACGATGCCGCACTCGTCCTGGTTGCCCGTGTCGGCCCCGGTCGGGTCCACACCTACCACCAGCCGCCGCAACTCAGGTGTAATCTCAGCGCGTCCCGCTAGGCTGCGCTCGACCTGTCCGTCCGCGCCCTTGATCTCACGATCCTCGAACAGCTCCAGGGTCCACAGGGCGCCGGGGACGTCCTCTAGCAACTCGCCCTCCAACTCCTGCCGGCCGATCCGCGTCCCCTCATACCGGGTGCGAAGTTCAGCCAGAGCCGACGGGGCGAGGTTGTCGGCGTTATCCCACGTCGAGCCGCGGACAATCACCACGGAGCCATCGTGACGCCCTACAAGATCGCGGATCAGCGCCACCGCCTTGGGGGTCGTGGTGGCAGCGATCCTCGGGTGTGAGCCCACACGCAAGGCCGGCACCATCGTGGACCACGCCTCGGGGTTGCGCCAGGACGAAAGCTCATCCACCCACGCGCCCCAGAGGTTGTAGCCTCGCAGACGGTCAGGTTGGTCGGCGGAGACACAGTGGATGATCGACCCGTTCTTCAGGGTTACCGTGCCAGTGGTGATGTTGTGGACCCCGAGATCAGCGCCCAGGCAGTCCAGCAGCCCCGCCTCGGGGTCGCGGACGCACTTCCGCACGTCTGACCACGTCGGGGCGATCAGCCCCCATGCGGAGTTCGTGTGGGTCCGGGCCTGCTCTGCCAACCACTCGGCGCCGGCGCGGGTCTTGCCGAACCCTCGGCCAGCCAGCATGAGCCAAACGAACCAGTCTCCCACCGGAGGGCGCTGGGCGGTGCGGGCGTGGGCCTGCCAGCCATCGTGGGGCTTGCCGTCACACTCTGGGCGGTGGCAGTACCAGCGGGAGCGCACGGTCGGCGGGACGAAGTGGCGGGCCGCCACGGTCCAGGGGTTCGAGGTCACAGTGTTGTAACGATCCCCCGTAGGGTACCCTTTCCACCGTGCCGGTGGTATACTTCAGTCATGGGAACCGCAACGACAGGAGCCACTGAGATGAACGAGATCGACCTGACCACCACTGACGGACTGATCGCTCACCATCGGACCCTGCCAGACGCGAACCTTGAGAACATCTCCCGCCGCCCCGTCTGGAACGAGGACAGCGCGGAACGCGGGTGGCACCATGCTCTCGGCGACTGTTTCCAACTCAGGAAGCAGTACGAAGCGGCCGTGGCGCTGCTGCGAGACCTCTACGATCACCCCAACGGAATCAACCAGGATCGCGTCCGCGCCTTCCTAGCGACATTGGCCTCTCAAGCGTAGCGCTCCGCATCAGAGCGGTGCCTAGCGCCCGGCATCTACGTACCGCTACGCACTCCCCGCGATCATCAACTGAGCCTCAACCACCTCGCGGACAGCCAACGGCTCAGGATCGACACCCAGCGCGATGAACGACTGCCGCACTACCTGGGCGATCATGTCCCCGGTGCGCTCGTCTAGCCTCACCCGACGCTCGTCTAGGTTCAACTGGGCGACCACTCGGCAGATCCCCAGCAGTCGGTCCCGCTCCTCTCCGTAGAGATTGAGCCAGACGGACGGCTTGGCCTCCTTCCGGATCGAGGCGACCTCCACAGTCCCCCCGTGAGCGTCAGCCACCGTGCCGGCGTCGGCCGAACTCACCCCCCATACCAGAGCGTCGGGGTCCTCTTCGGTGATCCTGAGCTGCAGCTTCCGAACCACCGAGACCGTCCGGGCCAACTCCTCCAAGAGTACGTCGCCAGGATGGTCTGCCGATTCAACGGCCTTGGGATCGGTCGCCCAGATGTGCAGAGCCTTGCGGGCCTTCTCCTCGGTAAGCCGAGCGTTGGCCGCCGCCCGAACCTGCGGAGCGCCTCCGCCATGGTGATTGCAGACTGTCCCACCCTTGATCGCCCAGTGGGGCTTCAATGGCGTTCCGTCCGCCTTTTGGGTAGCGGTACATCTCATGGGTTGGTAAGGCTCCTTGACAACTCATGGGTCAGGTCTGTCAAGGTAGGGTTTGTAGGAACGCCTGGAGAGGTCGCCAGTGGTTCCTGAGTTGCTGCACCATAGCCTGGTCTTGCTGCCCCAGCATCTCGCGAACCAGATCCTCAGTCCGAGCCTCCCGCTCAGCGATCTTGGCGTCCACGATATCCTCGATCGCCTTGACCACATCCCCAGTAAGTTTGAGTTCCACCGTGATCGGTTCAAGTTTAGCCACGTCCTATCCTCCCGTTCCCCTAGGTGCATCCCGGCCACCGGGGCGGCGCATCGGACCGCTTCTCCCTGGCGCGCCGACTGTCGGTCTTAGGGTGGACCCCGCTACGCTGTGGTCCCCGGTGGTTGGTCCGGTTCAGTTGGATGCGTACCGCTACGCTTGCGGCGATGGGTTCTCCAGGGACGCTAGAGCGTGGCGGAGTACCGATTCGGCGCTCATCAGCGGACCGGCAGCGCCGGGATCGATGGATTGAAGCCGGGCGGCGAGGATACCCTGAGCAATTCCCGCCGCCTCTCGGATCTGCTCTCGTTCGTCCAGGAGCTTCGGGAGAGCAGCCTCCACCTCGTCGTCCTCCGCCCTCGAACGCAGGCAGAGAGGCACCGCCAGCAGTTCCCTCAGTCGGGATACGTCAGGCATAGGTCACCTCGGGGGCCTGCCAGTGGATGCCGCCGACCCTCCAGTGTTGCCAGCAGGAGCACCAGACGTCAGTAAGGACCCTACGGCGGCATCTCTCACCACGGCGCGTCTTGTGGAAGCACCGGCCGAACTCGAAGGGGGCCAGGAACTCAGCGATCGCTCGGATGGCGCGCTGGCAGAAGTCGGCTACCAGGGCGAACGCCTTGCCAACTGCTTCCATGACGGGCCGAAACTTGGCCACGGCAACGCGCACGCTCATCTCTGGCGATAGGTCAGAGGCTTGTAGTATGCACAGCGTGTCAGGCATCGGCTTTCCCCCAGCGTGCCTTGGCGGCCTTCCGGGCAGATGCGCTCCGTTGCTCAGGGGACAGACGGGAGGCACGAGACTGGCCTCCCTTGCGGCCGAGACTGACGGCGGTCTCGACGGATTCCACGAGGACGATCCGCTGATTATCCGCCGCGAACGTCTGCGCGACGAACTCGTCGTAAGTCTGACTAGGGTGGTAGTGGGTCTCGACGGGCTCCACGGCGTCGCCCCCCAGCGGAGGCAGTTTCGCGGCCCGCTCGATCAGTTCGCGCCCTATGATCGCCAGGGGATCGTCGGGGCCGATCAACGGGTACGGACGGCCATCGCTCACGGTGGGCTTCCGAGAGCATGTCGGACGGTGGAGTACCGTCCCTCGCGTCTCCTGTGCCCCGCACTCGGGGCATCCTTTCGGGGTTGGCTTGGGGAGGGCACGTTGTCTCATGCCCTCAGTCTAGCACGGATGCGGACCGCTACGCAACTTCCCCCACCGGGATCGCCGAAGGACTCCCGCCCCCTGCCTCGAAATGAGCGGCGCAGGAGAGCACTTGCACCCCCCAGAGGGTGTGCTGGACGACGGCGGGAGCCTTGCATCCACCGAGGATCAGGCCGGGGCCTACCCTCTGGCCGGAGCACCGGGCTCCTGTCGGGGGGGTGCGGTAAGTCGGCGAGGGGGTCATCGCGTCCCGTGGAACTTCGGCGGAGCCTCACGCCACGGCCTAGCAGCTTCGCGGCTTTGCGGCTTTGCGGCCTCCCCCACCGTGATGCGGTTGCCAGAGAACGGCTCCGCGAACGTCGGCCCATGCGGTACTGTCTGGTGGCGCCAGGAGGATCGACGGGTACGGCTCACTCGATCTCCCTAGCACACTCGACCGAGCAGAACTCCGAGACCAGCGAAGCGGGCCGACCGTAGGTCTTGCCGCACCGATGGCACACCGTAGGCCGGGGAGCGTGAACCTTGGCGTAGCACGCTGCCGAGCAGATCGGGCTGGGCGTCATCCGCAGGACCGTTATCGGAGAGCCGCACTCCACACACCGACGCTCTATCCAGAGCCGCTCAGTGGGGGTAGGCATGCCCTAGTTTCTCCGACGATACCGCAGGCGGTGAACTCGACTGGCTCGGAATCGTAGGCGAAAGTAGGGAGCGCTTCTTGGCGAGCACCTTGCGGATGATCGCCTGGTGGGCGAGTTCGTCCTGGTATGCCTTGATCTGCTTGGCGCGCTCGATCTCGGCGGCGATGGCCTTGTCCTCGCGGCTCATGGCTGATCCGAGTAGGGCAGCATCTTCAGCTCAGCCCGAAGAGAAGTTCCCATGCTGCGACCCACCTCGATACGCGTATCCAGAGCCCTAATCCTGGCACGTAGCCAGCGTAACGTAGCCTCCGCGACGAGCGCCTCATCCTCGAACTCGGTGGAGGCGATCAGCGCGGCCCGCTTGCGCTCCTCGACTGGCCCCTTCACTTCCATGTAGGCTTGAGCCTCAGCGAGGTCCGCCGCGTGCCGCGTTCGCACCGCCGCCATCTCGGCCTCGCGGAGCGTCTTGACCGCTGCGTCCAGTTGCCGGCCCAACTCCATCAGGGAAAGTACGACGGCGTTCGGTGTAAGCTGCTCGCCCATTGGCATCTAGTGTACCACCAGACCAGCCGTTACGCTACCGTTGGACCCGGGGAACCGCCCGTGGGGACTTGCGGACGATCCTATCGTCTCCCGGAAGACGCGGTTCAGGGCCGGTGCTCAGCGCCATGTCATGTACGCGAACAGTTCTCTGGCCCCTCGCTGCTACTCAGCGCCCATCTCCCTGCCGATCACCCAGAGGGTAACCAGACACAGGACCACGATCAGATAGGGCAGCGCTTCCACGCCACTCCGTCCCGGAGGATGCCGCCCACCACGGAGAGGTCAGCCTCCATCTCTTCCCACTGCCCATCGGGTTGAACGTCCACGATGAGATCGCCGGGGAGATCAGGGACCGTCGCCTGTAGCTCCGCCAGGTAGTGCGCGTCACGGGGGATAAGTCGGACCCTCACTGGTCCTCGTCAGACTTCACCCACCCTCGGGCGAGGATGTAGAGGGCAAGTGCCGCGGCACCGGCAACCCCGAGGACGAATACCACGAAGCCGATAACGGCCCACGCCCAGACGTTCATCGCCCGAACAACCGCAGGATGGCCCCCCAGCAGCCGCTAGAGGTCACCGGGGTGGGCGTCGGGGCAGGCGTAGGGACGGGTGCCGGCGGCGTAACAGACGGCACGGTGCCGTGCAGCGCGGTCAGCTCGGCAATCAGCGCCGGCCAGTTCACGCTCGGGTCGTCGGCGTCGAGGATGACCCAGGCGTCGGTGGGGTTGGCTGCCTGCCACGAGGGGGTCACCCATTGCAACGCGCCCCACGTCACATACCAGGACCAGCTCGGGTCCCAGCCGATGAACAGGATGTCGTGCCCATCGTTCGGGTCGGGTGCCGGCGGGTTGTCCCACGGCAGCCCCTTCTCGAAGTTGGCCTCCGCGTCGTCACCCAGCAGGCATCCCACCAGGACCCCGTTGAACTCCACCGCAGCGGCCTTGACGTCGGCCAAGTCCACCTCGGCATACCCGTCGATGATGCCGTTCTTCCACAGGAAGCCAAGCCAGGTCGCATTGTCCACGCCCTCGTCAGGGTTCGGCCCAGGCTCGCCCTGCGCGATGCCATAGGCGAAGTAGGTCGCCACCGTTCCCGCGTACTTGGGCTCCCCGAGGGTATCCTCGACGCTGGTGCTGCCAGCCTTCGCCATGTTGTAGTGGTCGGTCGCGGCGGCTCCGCAGTCGCCATAGCGGTCATTGCCGTCCATGCCCCACGCGGTGATGCCGTGGGTGCCGTCCCAACTGGTGGGCAGAGGTTCGGTGCGTACCGTCCGCTTGAAGCGCGAGAGGGCCAGTCGCGGCTCATGGGATTCACGGAGGCCACGCTTGCCAGCTACCCTCTTCGGGAAACTATCGGTCATCCTCTATCCCTCCACAGTCCACGTTCCACCAGTCCGAGCCGTCCGGATTACGCCGGGGCGGGGCCGGGTGGGCCGCTTCGTTTTCCATAAAACCGTTCAGCGCCTGTAGCGCAGCGTGCCAACGCCAGCGAGCGACGGTGGCAGCCTCGACCGCCTCTAGGTACGCTTCGCTCGGTTTTCCTTCCCTGATCCAGAGGCCCAGAGCGTGCTCACCCGCCTTCTCGTAGGCATCCTCAGCCTTGCGATACCAGGCGAGCCACGCCTCCGCGCCTTCCCTCCGCATCAGGTCTCCCCTCAGAGGCTAACGCTTACCATGCCGCCCGAGGCCACGGAGGTGCCATTGGCCGTGGCGTGGACCTCGCATATGTTTCCGCCCGTCCCGAAGTACCACGGCCCCCACGGCAGTACCGGGTAGGGTTGAGCGTTGGGGACGATAGGCTGCGCTGGGTACGGCCACTGATAGAACGGTTGCGCGTCCGACCTGCCGCACGTTGGGCAACGGCCACACGTAGGACAGACCTTGGCAGGCTCAGTCACCGCATCCGTCTGCTTATCGAGATCGCTCATCAGTCAGGCCCCCACGCTTCCTGCTCGTCCTCGTCGTCCGGTTCGGGCGGTTGGGTAATGACGGGGAGGTCCTCGTCGGTCATCGCTTGACTGCCCGACGTATGCCCTCAAAGCTTCCAACTACGGCGGCCGAGAGCAGAAACAAGGCGACAGCCACGGCCGCGACGACGCCCACCCAGACGAGGATCGTCACTGGGATGGTCACCTGGCGGCTCTCGCGTCGAACGGCAGGCCACGCGGCGCAACCCGACGCGCAACCGACGCAGTGAACAGCCCAGCGATCAGCGAGCCAACCAGCGCAGCACCCTGGAGCGCCACGGCGACCCACGGCGTCAGCGTCGGTGAGACGGTGCCGACGTACTGCACGATCATCCCACCCGCAGCCACCAGAGCCACGGCGACCCCATTGACCCACGTCAACACACCGACCACACTCCCGGGGACGGTGATCGTCCAGTTGGCAAGTAGGGTGTGCCCGACGAACGCCACGAGCGCGACGAAACCGAGGATGGACCCCGCGATCACGTCAGCCTTGGAATTGCCGAAACCCCGCACGAAAACGAGGATGGCAGCCTGCGCCCCCACAACCAGCGAGAGCAGAGCGTATACCGAGAACGTCTTGGCTAGAGCTGCGCGCACGGTCATGCCTCCCACTGGCCCGCAGGGATGCGGGTCACGTCGTAACAGCGACCGAACCACATGCGCCAGATCGTGAACGTGCGTGAACCGTCCATGTTGCCGTAGGTGGTCCAGAATGTCTTGGGCAGTAGTTTCCGAAGCTTACGCATGATAGTTATCCCTTCCCTATGCCAACCAAATCTTGTACTGAGCCGTCACGCGGCCCTTGTCTCCGTCTACGAAGTGCAGCCGCTGGCTCGGGATGGCCGACGATGCCATGGTGTCACGTGCGTAGCGGTTGTCGCTCTCGGTTGAGCCCGTCTGATAGATCGCGCCCTCACCGTTGGCAAGGGGCCACTCAGCGTGGGTGTGATAGTGGAACGTGTAGGCGTCCCGGAAGTCCCAGCGATACGCCCCCGACCGGAGCCGGTTGATGTAGTTCACGATGGTGGAAGGAGCGGCGAATCCGTTGCGCCCGATCTCGTCGGAGTGCAGACAGAGCGCCCGATAGTTGCCGATCTCCACCCGTTGGATGTCCTCGGGGCAATCTTCCCAGCGGAGCCGCTTCTCGCCCGCCATCATGCGTCGAGCGTGCTCGTAGCACATCCGGTCGAAGTTGTCGCCCTTGGGGATGGTGGAACGCTTGCTCCCTATCCGACCGTGGTTGCCCCACTCGGCCACCACTTGGACCCGCTCATAGATGCGGAGCGCCTCGCGTACCGTGTCGATGAGAAGTTGGGAGACTGTGACAAACTGCCCAAACAGGGTGGCGTCGATCTCAAAGGGCTGCGTCGGGAACTGGAAAAGGCCCTCGACCATATCCCCGCCGAAGAGGATCGTGCAATCCTTCACGGGATGGTCGGCCCGCTGGATGTTCGTGATCTGCTCGGCCACCTTGGCGAAGCGCATCACGCGCTCGCGCATCACTTCGCTGTTGTAGCTGGTGGTGAGTTTGGCCCCTTGCCAATCACCCATGCACCACAGCGCCACCTCGGCACTCTTGCGCCGCATGTCCACCTTGGGCGTCACGACGGGCGGTTGAATCACCAGGGACGCGTATGCGTCGCGGGCACCCGCATAGCAGGCGGCTACCAGTTCGTCTAGGCGCGTCTGGGACTTGCGGAGGCGTCGCTCCAGGCTCCGGTTGCTGTTGCGGAGTTCCTCGATCTCGGAGAACTCAACGAGATCACCCACGCTTGTGGTGCCCCTCCGAGAAGTGGCGCGCTACCGTGGTGTCGCTCACCCTCGGCGCTCCGTCCGGGTCCTGCGAAGTCCAACGCCCGATCGCAGCGGCAGATACGCCCTTGGCGTGTGCCTCGTTGATCTCGACGCTGCGGGGATGGCCACAGACTTTGCAGCCTCCCGGCGACTTCCCCTCGGCCTTGGCGAACTCGGCGAGGTTCATACTCCATCCCCATCGCACTGACAGCCGAAGGTGTGCGCCATCCGATCGTCCAGCGCGGCGGCAAGCTCACCCTCGGTGATCTTCTTGTCCTCGGAGTGCATCCCCCGGATGAACGCTCCCGTCATCCGACCGGCTAGATTGGCCTCGCCTATGTCGTGCTTGCGGACGTCTCGCCGGGTCTGCCGCTCGTCGGCTTCATGGATGGCCTTGAGGTCAGTTTCCATGCTCGACCCCCCGATATGCCGGGTCAGCGAACTTCCCGCCGTCGCCGTGCGGCGGTCCCTCGACCGTGGACGACAGGTCGTAAACCTTGGCCGCCGCCATCTCTAGTAGGCAGTCGGTACAGGAGTCGAACTTCAGCCGCTTGCCATGCTGGCACGTTCCCTGCGGGGATGGGAAGGTGGTCACGCGCCTTGCCTAGAATGCCGGGATTGCCATGGTTTGGCAAGGTGGCAAACCGCATAAACGGTGGCAAGTTCATGCCACTTAGGGAGGGTCGGTTGGCCTCTGGTGCCGCCCCAGCCGATTCCGGGCTTACGCCGGATAACGTCGCACTGGCGATGGCCAACCTGAGCAAGAACCCTGCCCAAGAGAAAGCGGGCCGGGGTGTTGCCCACACGCTCCCCCGGCCCTTGACGCCGCGGAATACCCCCGTCGCGATGTTGGCGCCCGTCAGTGACGCAGGGGTGTGGCATAGAGAGGCGGCGGGAGGGTGAGAGTGCATCCCCTAGTGCGAGGGGTCGCGAGGCCGGAGCGTCGCGCACGTCAATCACCCTTCACCGCCGCCCGGGTCGCCGTGCCACCAGCGTGGTAAACATCACGAGCGACCCTCTCTGCGGCGTCGTAGGTCTCTTCGGCCTGCTGCACCTTCCCATCATACGCCTCGCGGGCCAAGGCGAGAATCTGGGCATTGGCCCGCATCTCAGCGACGTCGAGATCGGTCATCTCTTCGTCTGCCGCTTCGCGGACGTCCCAGGCCGAATACTCCAGGTCGTCCATCCCGGCTAGGTCATCGGGGCTGCCGGGGCCGTCAGGATCGAGGTCCCCGACTGCATCGTGGTAGGCTTCCTCAGCCTCGAAAATCGCCTCGTCATAGGCCATCCAGGCTCGCCACCTAGCGGAGAGATAGTCCTCCCGCTCTGGCGGCCAGGGATCAACCACTTGGCCACATGGCACTGAGGCACCATGATGGTCCGCAGTTCGGAACCGTTCACCGGGCCAGACGGCGGCCACTCTTCTCCCGTCCCGCACTGGGGATCGCTTCGAAGTCCATACCGGCAGCGATCTCGCGTTCCCTCCGACTACGCATCTGGCGATCGGTGAGTACTAGGTAGGGAGGCTTGGGCCGCGTATATGTAACTTGCGGCGCCCAAGGAGCTCCCTCACTAACTACCACTTTTTGGTGGCCTACTAATCTGTGTAGGTTGTCCAGCCCTCGGCGAACGTGAGAGTTGGCATTCCAGCGAGAGGTCCGCATCTCATCGGCAATGGCCGGGCCAGCCCAACCGAGCAGGTACAGGGATACCGCCTGGCGCTGTTTCTCGGTAACCCCGGCGGCCTCGTAGATGTCCTCAGCGTCCCGCCAGCCATGCTCGGCCATGATCCGCTCATTGTCGCTAGACATGAGGATCGGCGGAGGGGCATCCTGATACGCCTGTACGTCGGCGGGCCAGCTATCCCGGCCCCAAATGAGCGCATCGCAGACAGCGGCGGCCAGTGCCACATCGTCTGGCATCCCCCTGTAGGCGGCCCCAGGGGCAACCGGCACCCCGCCACCATCGTAGGGGCTCAACCGGGTGTCCTCAGGCCATGGACGCACTGGAGGGGACGGAGCCAGGGAGCCCACCGCCCGTACCTGGCTGCCGTCCTCCCCAACGGTCACGCCTTACCCTCCAGGTATTCCCCCATCCAGGTGTTCCACGCGCCGGCGTAGTTCTCCAGGTCGTCTACGTGGTCCTGCTTCCACTCCCCGATGAGCCGCGAGAGCTTCACGTCACACAGGGAGGCGACCACGATCAGGCGCCTCTCGGCGGGCGTCAGGGCCGCTAGTTCGATGTCGGCACCGTGGTGGCCCTGTTGCTCCGCGATACTCCGCAACGTCGCGTCCAGAAACGACGTCCGAAGGTTGGCCTCGCTCCAGGTATCTTGATAGGTCTCCCCCCGCTGTCCGCTGATCGCCTGGGTCCGCGCTACGCTCGCATCCACGGCGCGGTTGAAGGCGTGACGACTGACGGCTGGCGCCTCTTGCGTCACCGTCCACGTCGGGCGCGGTTCCATGGCCTCTCCGTCTGGAGGCTCTACCGGCAGTTTCGCGCCTGGAACGTACGGCGGCAACGCGTCCAACTTGCGCTGCCACTCCGCCAGTGTCGCCTCAGCTTCGGGAGATGGGGGCTCCGTCCAGGTGGTGCCGTTCCAGTGGGTACGCTCGGCGGTCGGGTGGGACGTACATGTGGGGTATTCCCACTGACGCGGAGCTGGCCGTTCGTCCGCTTCGTAGGGCGGCGTGGCATCGTCTGCCCAATACACGTCCAGCCCGCACACCCGCGCCACGTCCAGCTCTCGGGTCGCCCCGTCGCTGTCCTCCCACCCCGGCAACATGTAGATCGCGTCACTCTCGGTGATGGTCTGCATGTCCCAGCGATGCATCGCAGCCAGTGTCTCAGCGTCGCACATCGGCCCGCCGGGGTCGAATCCCAGCGAGCGATCGTGGTCTGCGGGACTGTGGACAATCCACCCTTCGGCGGTGAGCCGTTCGGCTGCTGCGTCGAAGGCGGGGAACCCGTAGAGCGGCAACCCCCTCATCTTGCCAGCAATGTAAATGCTCCGACGGGGGTCCTTCTTGGGCACGCGCTTACCTCCAGTGGGGATGTGGGATGCGGGAACCGCCCCATCGCTGGGGGGACGTTTGGCGCGCTTCGGGGCGGCTCCCGTACTCACACCCGCATCCTACCACGTCCCGAACACCCGTGCAACCCATCCCCGCACAATTCCCCGCGCGGGGTGCTAGACTACCCCCAGAGCCGACCAGATGGAGGGAGCTATGTTCGGGAAGCGAAACGCCCAGAGGGCCGCCACAGCCGCCATCTGGTTCAACGTACACCATGGGGTCACACCCACCTGCGCCCAGCTCGGGGCCGTCCTGAACGTCCCAGAGAGGGTGGCGAAGCGCCGGCTGGACCGCGCCGTCAAGCTGGGGCTCTACCCGTGAGGTACCATCCCCACGCCTGCCAAACCTGCCCCACCATGATCCCCGAAGGCCGAGCGCGCTTCTGCCCTCCCTGTCGGCATCGGGTGGCCTCCGAAGCGGCTACGCGGCAGCAGACGGGCTACCGTCGGTTACGCAACGCCCTCCCCGCCAGTTGGCACCGCTGCGCTCTCTGTGGGATGCGCCACCAACTGAATGAGATGAAATTGTGCTGGGTATGCGAGTACGAACTTGCCCACCCCGGGCATACCGTCTGGGGGGAGTTCATCCTCGGCGAGAGAACGGCGGACGAGGCCAGCACCCCCATCCGAGGCTTCGGCGGGCCTCGGAGCGCGTCCAGCGTCCAGCAGGTCTACAACTGGGGGGCAAGCGCATGAGCGAGGGATGCGTCAGTCGGAAGGTTCCCTATGCCGATAGCGAGGCAGCTAGACGCGCCACCATCGGCTCCCCGCTGAGAAGGTATCGCTGTGCCGCTTGCGGCCTGTGGCACCTGTCGAGGGAGACGAAGGTCGAGTACCGCAGGCTACGTCGGAGGGCGATGGCGTGACCGAAACCTACGCCAAAGTCGCCACTGACCTAGCGGGGCATGACAAGTGGCTCGGGCTGACCCTTGCCAGCCGGGGTCTTTGGATCTCCGGGCTGCTCTATACCAAACTCCACCACACGGGCGGATTTATCCCGATCAGTTTCATCGAGCACGGCCTGGGCTGTACCGGGCCGCTCGAACAGGAGACCATCTCGGCGCTCATCGCGCGGCATCTGTGGGACATCGTACCCGCAGGCTATCAGATGCACGACTGGGAGGCCCACCAGAGCGAGCCCCCGGACTACTCCGAGATGGGCCGGCGCTCGGCTGAGAAGCGCCGCGCCAAGTATGGATCGGCCCAACCCGAACCGCGTTCGAACGGCGTTCGGACGGCTCCTACGAACGCCCCCGAAGTAACGGAGACGGAACAGAACATAACAGGTACTAACGTACCTGCAAAAGTGGCCCGAAGGGATGAGCTGTTTGAGGCTATCTGCGAGGGGTGCCAGGTAAACTGGCGAGAATTGACCCCAGCAGGGAGAGGGGCGGCGAATAAGGCCAAGAGCGACCTGGCGGCCGTGGGAGCTACCCCTGAAGAGGTGAGGCGTCGGGCCGCCGCGTGGGCAGACTATCTGCCGAACGCCAGGCTAACGCCCTCGGCGCTGGCGAAGCACTGGGGGGCGCTCGGTGACGTCAAGCCCCCGCAGACCCAACAGGAGCGGGACCGGGAGACGATTGCCCAGCGCTACGCAGGAGGTGGTATAGTCGTGGATATGGAGGGTACGACGTGAGCGAGCGCATACACACCGCCGTAGTAGAGTTCGTGGAGCGTCTCCGCGATCTGGCGGACACCACCGACGAAGGGGACACCCTCATCGCCGCTACATCCGAAGCCGTCGAGAAACTCGCCAATGCCATCGTAGCATCGGCCGTGGAGACCTCCGATGCCCGCCATAGTTGAGGATCGCTGGACCGCGGAGGACGGACAGGAGTGGACCCGCATCGAGTTCCTAGCCAAGATGGAATGGGAGGGTGGCCTAGAAGGGATGGTCCTGTGGGGCGGACCCGGTGTATTTCCCCCGTCGATGCGGGAGCTTGCCGGCGAGATCGAAGATGCATTGGACCACGACGCATGAACGCCCTCGCTGTGCTCGCCATCCTGCTCATCGCTGCGGCCACGGTAGTGCTCATCCTGGCTCCGACTGCGCTCCTGGTGATAGCGGTGCTCGTAGGGGCGGCGTTGTTCATCGGGTTGGATTGGAGCACGGAGGGAAGGCCACATGGATGAGCGCATCCCTGAGCCCGAGCGGCACATGGAACGCGTCCTAGAGCGCCTACGGTCCCCCGTTGGGGTCGTCCACGGCACGGATGGTCGGTGTCGCCGTGAGGTCTGCCAGCGCCTACTAGCAGAGCGTGGTTGGGTGGGGGAATGTAGGGCCTATGGTCATTGGCGCGATACCCTCTGTTCCATGGTCACAGTGCGTTGGGAGCCGTGGTTGCCTGGGATCGTTGAACCACCTCCGGGGGCGTGGCTGCATACGACTGACCCCATCACCTGCCCTGAGTGCCTATGGGTACTCAAGCAAGAGCCTCGCGTTGCGGAGCTTACGGTATGACCGACCAGGAATGGGCCGCGATGCTGACGGCGATGCGTGCCGCCTGGCCCCATGACCGTGCCATCGTAGACCCCGCCGTGGATACGATGTACCGACGTGCTCTGGGACGCCACGATCCCGGGATGATGCAGGCCGCCATCGACACGCTCTCAATGAGTTCGCCGCGCTTCCCGAGCATCGCCCAGTTTGCGGAAGTCCTCCGGGGGTATGAGCATGACATGGCGCTGGAGAACCAGGCCCGCGCCCTCCTGCCCGCCCCGAAGGTCCCCGAGACGCGGGAGGACCGCCTGGCGGGGCTGCGAGAGCAACGCGACGGCTGGGGGCCGAACTCCTGGGAGCAGGGGAGGATGGCCGAGCTTGCCACCGTCGCCCGCCGGCAGGACTGGACGCCCGAGCATCTAGCGCGGATGATGGCGGAGGCTGATCGGATCGGCCCCGTGGTCCGCTGGCGGGAGATGAGCTTCGGAACCTTTACCAACGACGCCGCTAAGTCAAGGTTACGCGACAAGGTACTCTCGGACCACCGCTGGTACGAGACGTTGGCAGACTTCGCCGCTGCGCTCCGGGGAGAGCATCGCGACACCATCACTCTCGCCCCGAAGGGAGGCATCCTGTGAGCCAGTACCCGATCACCCGTCGCCCTCGTCACTGGGCAGGATGGCGCAAGCTGACGCGCTGGGACGGAGCCACGTCCTGGGTGCCGCCCACGTTCGGCCGGCCCGACGAGGAGCGCGCCCTGGCCGGGATGACGCCGCTCACGCTGCTGCTGTGTGTCCTCGCCGGAGCCGTGGGGTGGCTGGTGCTGTTCTTCGGCATCTGGTGGCTTGTTGCCCATATAGGGGAGATGCTGTGAGCGAGTACGCATCCTTCCTGGAGAGCAAGCGTCAACTCGCGGACGCCGGCGGGTTCGAGCCTGTGTCGCTGCCGGACTTCTTGTTCCCGTTTCAACGAGCGCTCACCGAGTGGGCCATCCGGCAAGGGCGCGCGGGACTGTTCGCTGACTGCGGGCTCGGCAAGACACCGATGGAACTGGTATGGGCGGATAACGTCCACCGCCACACGGGCAAGCCGGTCCTCATCGTGACCCCGTTGGCCGTGGGGTTTCAGACCGCCACTGAGGCGGTCAAGTTCCACGAGGAGGCCGCCATCTCTCGCGACGGGAAGGTCACCGCACCCATCACGATTACCAACTACGAACGCCTAGAGAAGTTCGACGCGTCGAAGTTCGGCGGGGTGGTGTGCGACGAATCCAGCGCCATCAAGTCCTTTGACGGGGTGCGGCGAGCCATCGTGACGGAGTTTCTACGCGAGATACCCTACCGCCTGTTGGGCACGGCTACCGCTGCGCCGAACGACTACATCGAACTGGGCACCGCCAGCGAGGCGCTCGGGCAACTCGGGTTCATGGACATGCTCAACCGCTTCTTTATCAACGACCAGCGAACCAGTGACGTGCGGGGCAAGTACCACGGCAAGGGGATCGGTGGGCAGAAAACCGGATGGCGGTTCAAGGGCCACGCGCAGGAGGCGTTTTGGCGCTGGGTGTCCTCGTGGGCGCGGGCCATGCGCAAGCCTTCGGACATGGGGTTCGAGGATGATGGGTTCATCTTGCCGCCGCTGACCACGAACACACATATCGTCAAGGCCAAGACGCTCCGGGAGGGTGACCTGTTCGACATGCCAGCCATCGGGTTGCACGAGGAGCGCGAGGAGTTGCGACGTACCATTGACGAGAGATGCGAGGCTGCTGCTGAGGTTTCCGGTGGGACAGAGGCGGTGGTGGTCTGGTGCAACCTCAATGACGAGGGCGCCAGGTTGCGCCGCATGATCCCGGATGCTGTCGAGGTGAGCGGGGCTGACGAGATAGAGGAGAAAGAGGAGAAGTTGCGCGCGTTCTCCACCGGGCAAACGCGGGTGCTCATCACAAAGCCCAAGATCGGCGGGTGGGGGCTAAACTGGCAGCATTGCCACCGCATCGCCTTCTTCCCGTCGCACAGTTACGAACAGTATTATCAGGCCGTGAGACGGTGCTGGCGGTTCGGGCAGAGGTCCCCGGTGAGCGTGGATATCCTGACCACCGAGGGCGGCACACACGCCCTGGCCAACCTGCAACGCAAGGCCGAGCGCGCCGACGCGATGTTCGATGCGCTGCTCCGCTACATGAACGATGCGCTAGGGGTCAGACACCCCTATGCCACCGCAAACGATATGGAGGTGCCGGCGTGGCTAAGGTAGAAGCCCAGGAGGTAACCGACCGCTACGCCGTGTACCAGGGGGACTGCATGGAGGTCATGCCATCCCTGCCTGACAAGTCCATCCACCTATCGGTCTACTCCCCGCCCTTCGCCGGCCTGTACCACTACAGTTCGTCGGAGCGCGACCTGTCCAACGCACGCAACTACGACGAGTTCCTAGAGCACTACGGCTACGTGATTCGGGAACTCCACCGCCTGACCATGCCGGGGCGAGTGACGTGCGTGCATTGCATGGACGTGCGCTCGGGGAACACGGGCCGCGACACATTGACGGACCTGCCTGGCGATATCATCCGGTTGCACCGCCCTCTTGGTTTCGACTACATTGCCCGCTATCACATCTGGAAGGAGCCGCTAGGCGTCCGCAACCGGACGATGGCAAAGAACCTGGCGCACAAGACCATCGTGGACGATTCGTCCCGATGCACCGTTGCCTCGGCCGACTATCTCCTGGTGTTTCGTAAGCACGGCGACAACCCTGTACCCATCGCCCACCCTCACGGGCTAACCGAGTACGCCGGGGAGCGCCGGGTGCCTTCCGAGTTGGAGCACTACCGCGAGTGGAAGGGCAACCAGATCGAGAACCGCTATTCCCAGTGGATATGGCGGCAGTATGCCTCGGCGTTTTGGGATGATGTCCGCATCGGCCGCGTGCTCCCCTTCCGCGATTCGCGGGACGAGGAGGACGAGAAGCACATGCACCCGCTACAGCTTGACGTGATCCAGCGGGCGCTGCAACTGTGGAGCAACCCCGGCGAGCGTGTGTTTACCCCGTTCATGGGGGTGGGGTCCGAGGTGTACGAGGCTGTGCGCTCTGGGCGGTTCGGGGTGGGGGTAGAGTTGAAGGCCAGTTACTACCGCCAGACCATCAAGAACCTCGCCACCATCGACCGCGAGGATGGCAGTCAGGCCGAGTTGTTCGCCCCCGATGAGGAGTGGGCCGAGCGTGAGGGGGAGATGTGACCTGGACATTCACCGTCCCACTTCCCGCCTCGCTGCCGTCGCCAAATTCGCGCATCCACTGGGCAGAGCGAGCCCGGCGGGTGAAGCAGGCCCGCGAGATCGTGGCCCTCGCAGCTCGGAGCGAGCGCAACCGGCTTGACCTCGACAAAGCCGCAACGCCCCGGACGGTGCAACTCACGCGCATCTACTCCGCCCGGCACAAGATCATGGACGCGGACAACGTCACCGCGGCCATGAAACCGGCCGTCGACGGGCTGCGGGATGCGGGATGGCTGGTTGACGACACCCCCGCCTGGCTGACGCTCCTGCCGATGGAGCAGGAGAAGGGACGGCTACCGGGGCTCCGGGTCGAGATCAGCGAGCCGTGAACCGTAACCAACCTGTTACCGCACGGCATCCTCGGGGGGTGTAATCTTCGGGCATGGAGATCACCACTCAGGAGACTGGAATGGTACAGGTCGAGGCAACTTGGGATCAGGCGCGGTGGGTGCAGGAGTGCGCGTGCCCACGGTTCGCGACCCGGAACGGGAACAGCCCGTTTCTCATCTCGCACACCCTCGCTTGCCTCCGGGCACAGCGGGGAGACAAGTCGCTC